TTATTCTTCTTCCTCATCCTCTTCTTCATTTACATACGGTCCGTCAGAGAACTCCAGCTGTTCGCTTACATAGTCATCCTCTTTGCCACGTCCATGCTTTTTATAAACGGCGATACCTGCCACTCCAAGAATCGCTGCAAGTACGATTGCTCCAAGTCCTTTTACATTCATTCCTGTCTTTTCTTCTTTCTTCACTCCGGTTTCCTCCTCTGCTACCGGGGTAGTTTCCGGTGTGGTTTCCGGGATCACTACGGTTGATTCTTCGGTTTCTTTGCTCTTTTCTGTCTCATCCAGAAATTCTGCCAGGTCATTCTCATCGACCAGGGACATCATATATACATTTTCTGTATTGCTGGAACGGTCAATGACCATGTAAAATGTATTTCCCTTCTTGGTCTGGATGGTAAGGAACTGTTTCGTATCATCATTTTCCTTATCATCCACCAGCTGGGCATTTCCCGGAGTAGAAAAAGCAGAATTATCCCCTTCCCCGGTGACCCTTCCGGTATCCTCTTTCTTCTCCGTATCTTCTGTTGATTCTGTTGCCGTTTCTTCTACTACCTGTGTCGTTGTCTCCTCTGCCGGTGGGTTTGCATTTGCATAAACCGTAGCAATGGATGTCCCGGAGATCATGGTGACTGCCATGGCAATCATAAGCAGTTTCTTTAGCACTTTATTCCTCATCGTCTAAAACCTCTCTTTCTGTCATCTGACCAACAGGTGGTCTGTGAACTTCTGCGTTGTTTTCCTTTTTCTGCGGAGCTTTTGCATCCTCCACCGTGATACCACCGTCCTCATCCATCTGGATCGTAACGGTTCCTTTCTGAATCCCGTCAAGCAGGACAAGCAGGCTGCGGCTGTCCAGCTTCATGGAACGGAACGACTTAACGATCTCTATATCTTCCATCTGCTGTCTCAATGTATTCTGCCGCTTCAGGTGTTCCTGTAATTCAGCAATCTTATCCTCCGTTTTCTGAATATCATTCAGAAGTTTTTTTAATTTCATGTTCATCTGCCCTGTCACCTCCTTTAATGCAGACGACCAAACGCCATAAAATGTTCCTGCCAGTAAGCACTTGCAATGCTGGTATACTGGACAGGCTTGCCACAGTGGATCATCATGTTATTGCCGACATAGATTCCCACATGGCTTGCTCCCGGTGTGTCATAGGTTCCCTGGAAGAAGATCAGATCTCCCGGCTTTGCCTCCGATAGAGATACCTGCGAACAGTGTGACCGCAGCTCATCTGCAGTACATCTTCCGACATTCCATCCATTTCCACAGTTATTGATAACCCAGCTCACAAAACCGGAACAGTCAAAACCACTTGGGGAATAACCGCCCCATACATATGGAACACCCAGATATTTTTCTGCTTCCTGTATCATTTTTGCAAACTGTGGATCAGATAAAGCATCTGCCGGTATGTCATAACCAAATCCACTGCTTCCGGTGGGTATGCTGTTTAGATCAAACAGATAATCACGGTTGCCGTAATATTTGTTATACGCATCGTAGCGTTCCTGTTCTTCCTCTGTCATACGGCTCCTTAACACGGCATCCAGGCTGTGGTTTGTCATCGTCACATCCAGACGGTTCACCTCTTTTGTAGTCGTGACCTGCACTTCCTGGTTTCCATTGCTGTCTGCTATGTAGGCTTCCCATGTCTGGTGTCCATGTGCGGATGCCGCCGCATGATTGTCATAGTAAACATCGAACTGTACCCCATATCTTGCGAACGCTCCGGTATCTTCTACTACATATTCCACACCGTTCATGACTACATGGGTCCCGATCGGCACAAATGGATTCGCCGCATCCACGGCAATCGTATGGTTTGCTGTCGGCATTGCCCCACTGGCTGTCGGTCCGCCACTCCACTGGCCACAGCAGATCGGGCAGTTACAGTACCCACTTGTCACAACCAGTCCCAAGGACTCCCCTACCCGGACAGTCTTGGTTTCTGTAACTGTTTCTCTGGTAGAGTCTGTGGTGATTCCATACTGCTGTCGGAAGATATCCTTAATCTCCTCTGCCACTTCATCGTAAGTGAAGCCGCCGTATTTTACCGTAAGATAAGAGGTCAACTGATATGGGTTATGACCGATCTCATCAATCTGGTACCGGTATTCGTCATAATCCGGATGGGTGGATTCCATCTGATTGATCTGTGTATTCAGTGCTTCTTCCAAGGCACGGTACGCATTTTCAGCGGCATAAATATCTTCATCCGTACTGGAATAGCTGGTAGAGATGATTGCTGAAGAAGCTCCCTGCAAAGATGCCGTACAGCTGGTAAAACTGGCTGCGATCAGCACAAAGATCAGAGCAAAGACAGCTACCGTGGCAAAAATCCCCCGGTTCTGTGCCGCCACCATCTTGACGGCATCTTTCGCTTTTTCCGTAAACTTCTGTGCGGAAGTGATCGCTGCATCCTTTACTTTTTTACTCTGTCTGGCTGCCTGATACTGCTTCTGGTAACGCTTCTTCTGAAAGAGTTTCTGCAGGGCAGATTTCTTTTTCTTCTCTGCTTCTCTTTTCACTGCGTCCTTCGCTTCATTTCCATAGGCAGTCTCAAATATCAGCCTGCTCCTTTCTGCTTCATCCAGGACGCTTTCTTTTAATCTCCGGGATTCTTCCCTTCGCCCTTTCAGCCGTTCCCGCATGTAGATGGATTTCCTTGCAAGGCTTTCCCCGACAAGCTCTGCCCGGTGTGCCCCTTCCACTGCCGCATTTTCATCCTCTTTTTCGTGCGTTTTCCAGTGTGCTGCTGTGACTGCCGCATCTTTGACTGCCGATGCCGGATTCCGGATACCGATCCCGGCACCATGTACCATGCCGTCACCCTCATCACCAAAAGACAGACGGGAAACTTTTTTCCGCTGTTCCTTCAGCACCCGTTCCCTTTTGGACTTGCCTTTGATCTCCTCGTGGAACTTATCCAGGGAATCTTCCATCACTTCGGAAGTTTCCCGGTAACGGGCAGATTCTCTTTTGGCTGCTTTTTCTTCTCTGGAAGTCTCCTTTTCCTTCCTTCTTTCCTTTGCAGCATAATCCCTGACCATCTTTTTCTTCCGAAGATCCCGGCTGTCTGCAACTGTCTCCAGATATGCCCGTTCCCCTCTTGGCTGTCCACGGATACTCTCTGTACGAAAGGCAGATTTGGGGTTCTCGCTGCTATCGTCTGTAAGCCCCTCTTCTACATCCGCATCAGTTGCTATATCTTGTTCATCATCCAATATATCTGCATGTTCCCTACTATATCTGGGTTTTCTGGAACTCTGCTCCGGCTGTTCCATCTCCCGTTCTTCTTTCAGCCGTTCATGTCTGCGTTTACTAAAATCTAGTTCCTCTTTCTTCTCACTGCGGGAAATCTCGGTATCCGTATCCCGCCCGGTGATCCTTTTTTCTTCCTTGTTCCGGAGGTTTTCTTCCCGCAGTCCATCCCGGCTCATTTTCTGGACGGTTTTATCTCTCGCCTTATACTCATGCTCCTGCAACTTTGACCATCCCCTTTACTGCTTTGTCCCGGTTATTCTGTCTTATCCTGATAGTCCTCCCATTTCTCCAACACTTCATCTGCCATCCCTGCAATGGAATCCGTCAGCTTGTCTGTCATTCGCTCACTTAAAGTTCCCCTTACAGCCAGCCAAGATGTAATTCCCATGAAATCAATCAGTTCCGCCAGATAAATAAGATCATCCATCATTTCATCAGCCGTTACTTTTTCCTTTGTGTCCTTTTCCATTTTCAAAATCTCCTTTTCATTGTCTGCACAGATTCTTTCTGCAAATATGCAGCAAGGTTCACCGCTGCATCTCTCCATGTTTCTGTAATCTTTCATCTTGTAATCCTCCATGATTTCCGGGCAGAAAAATTGCCGGAAGTATTCCTCCGGCTCATCCTCTACTCTGTTTTATTTTGTTTCGTTTATTTCTTTAATCGTCCCGTTCCCCGATACCAAGTTTCTTACGCTTTTCCACCTCATCCGGCTTAGAAGTCATCAGGGCATACAGCATCAGAGAATTATCAAACTTATCCTTGAACGGGATAATGGTACTGCCATAAAAGACCAGTCCCTCACCTTCCCCGCTGTTCGTTACATAAGAAAGCTGGTGTGGGGAAATGTTGAGCTGCCTTGCAAGGATCTGTCTGTCACCAGATGCCTGGTTGAGCATCAGGATAAAGTCCGAGTTTTCAAAGATGTTCTCAATCTCCCGGCTGGCTAACAGGTCTTTTACGTTCTGTGTGATACCCGTAGGGATACCACCCCATTTACGGAAACGCTTCCAGATCTCCACACTGTATGCTGCCGTCTGCTCCTCTTTTAAGAGCAGATGGAACTCATCAATGTAATATCTGGTACTCTTATTCGCAGAACGGTTGACCGTTACCCTGTTCCACACCTGGTCCTGCACGATCAGCATACCCAGTTTTTTCAGCTGTTTTCCCAGATCCTTAATGTCAAAACATACGATACGGTTACTCAGTTCCACGTTGGTTCTATGGTTAAACACTTTTAAGGAACCATTGACATAAATCTCCAGTGCCGTTGCCAGACGCTGTGCTTCCTGCTCTTTCTGATTACGGAGAAGATTATATAAATCCTCTAAGATCGGCATTTTTTCCGGTACCGGGTCAGAAAGGAAATCCTGATAGACCAGCCTTACGCATCGGTCAATGACGGTCTTTTCAACCGGCTCCAGTCCGTTCTTTCCGCCTACTACCAGCTCACAAAGAGACAGGATGAAGTCCGATTTTAAGGAAAGCGGGTCATCATCGTCAGCGTAATCCAGGTTAATATCCATCGGATTGATATAATCGTGGCTGGTCGGGGAAATACGGATCACCTGTCCATGAAATGCCCGGACTAACGGATAATACTCCCCCTCCGGGTCACAGACGATAATGTCATCTTTCGTCACGATAAATGCATTTGCAATCTCTCGTTTTGCCGCAAACGACTTACCGGAACCCGGTGTACCAAGAATCAGTCCGTTCGGGTTCTTCAGTTTCTTCCTGTCTGCCATGATAAGGTTATTGGACAGGGCATTTAATCCATAATAAATAGATTCCCCAGCCATAAATAATTCCTGTGTGGTAAACGGGACAAAAATTGCCGTGGATGTCGTTGTCAGTGCCCGTTTGATCGGTACAAAATTCATCGCAAGCGGCAGGCAGCTCATCAGTCCCGGCTCCTGCTGGTAATCCAGCCGTTTCAATGCACAGTTATATTTCTGTGCGATACCGGCAGTCTGGAACACCACATTTTCCAGTTCCTGTTTGGTCGGTGCAGTATTTAAGAACAATGCTGTCACAAGGAACATTCTCTCATTTCTGGACTGCAGATCTTCCAGAAGCCTTTTTGCCTCCCCACCGTATGTATTTAAGTCCGAAGGGATAATATCCATGTCATAGCCTGCCCGGACCGCTTTTTTCTGTTCCTCAATCTTCATACGGTTAATATCCGTCACCTTGCTTTTTACCAGTTTGATCGCCTTCATCTGGTCGATAGACTGGATATGGAAATTCACCATCAGGTTGCTGTCCATCTCCAGAAACTCTGCCAGCATCTTGTCGGTAAGTTCCGGTGCCAGGATCTGTAAATAGGAAACAGCTCCCATCGTACCTCCCATCTCAAAATCTTTTCCATTTTTAAAAACAAAACTGGTCGGTGCGACATAATCCTTGGTGCTAAGCCCTGTCCGAAGTACATCGTCATAAGAGAAATGGAACGGAACTTTGCTGTCCTGGTTAAAGGTTTCATACATGATCTGTAACCGATCCTCCCCATTCAGCGGATAGGCAGATACCCCAAGAATCTTAAAGTTATTCAGAATATCCGACTCGATACGTTCCAGTTTTGGTCGTGCTTCCCGGATATTCTCCGCTTCAATCCCGAATGTGATATATTTGGTACGCATCAGCCCGTTGTTTCCTTTTGCCAGCTGGTTATTGAGCATTTGGGCAAACTCCATACGCAGGTCATCAAATTCATCCTCCTGCGGATTGATATGGATGACCTTCTCATACTCTGCCATGTTGCTGTGCTGGTTGATAAAGGACAGTTGAAAATGAATCGTGCTGTCAAAGTAATTCAGGAAATCACACCAGTTTTCAAAGATGGCGTTCTTATCTTCATTCTGTGCCAGCTGATAGTTGATGTCATAAAAACGGATCGTCTTGGAATAAAACTTGTCCTGCACCCGGCAGATACCATCCCTTCCCATCTCATGGTATGGAATCGACTGCTGTGCAGTAATCCTCTTATCTCTGGCACTATCCGGTGTTTTCTTTCCTGCCCCGCTGCTTCTCGTTCCGGAAACCGCTTTTCCTGCCGGACGCTGCCCCGGCGGTGCTGCGGCAGGTCTGCTCTTTTTCTTTTTTGCGTTTTTCTTTGCGTCACGCACTGCCTGCTTTTCTGCCCTGGCTGCCAGCTTTGCTTCCCTTTTTGCATTTTTCTTATCCGCTTTTTCATGTTCCTTATGCAGTTTTTCTTCATATTTCTGTGCCCTTTTGAGGGCTTTCTTTTCCCTGCGTGTCAGTTTCCGGTTCGGTCTGCGGACACCTCTTTGGCGTTCCAGTGCTTCATATCCTGTCACCATCGGCTCATCGTGCAGCCTGCCGCTTACTGGTTTTCTTTTCATTTCGGGGACTGGAAGTTCTTCTTCTCCATCCTCCTCATCCAGCCAGTAATCATCCGGATACAATTCTTCCATGCTCTGCGGCTGTCTATCGTTTTTTCTTTTTAACACCCTTCGTTCCCCCTTTCTTCTTTCTGACCACGGTATATTTTTTCTCATACATATTTTCCATCTGGTACTTGCGTACTGGAGGACGGATAAATTTTACGGTGATCATATTTTTTAAGACCTTTTCTAACGGAAGTCCATCTTTCTCATACATGGCAAATAAAAATGCCGGAAGCATCAGAAGGCACATCCCGGTCGCTGCGTTACTGGAACCAATGATTCCCCTGCTTAAGAAATAAAACGGAAGCCCTACTGCTGCCGCAATCCCAAAACAGATCAGCTGCCGTTTCGTCAGGTTGAAAATGATCTTATTCTTGACCTTGGTTAAGTCTTTAGGCACAGATACAAATGCCATTGCCAGTTCCTCCTTTCTTAATGGGCGTTAAAGATACTGCGGGCAAAGTTTCCTGTTTTCATCAGACTGAAACACAGGATCACCGTGTATGCCATCACGCCGAACAATGCAGAATGTATGTTATCTGACATCTGGATGTTTGCAACCAGGACCGCATAGATTCCCACGCAGACCATCATAAAAAATCCCTGGAATGCCAGTGCAAACAATCCACGAAGATAGTTGTTCCCAATCTGCCCCCATTCCCGGTTGGACATGGTTGCAAACGGGATCGCTCCAACGGACGAATAGAGATAAATTTCAATCATACGTCCATACAAAATCACTGTAATAAAGACTGAGATAATCTTCATACACAGGCTTACAAGCATCGTTTCCAGTGCCAGTATGACAAGTTCACCAATCTCCATAGATTCCATCGCTGTCTCCATTGTGGAAATCATCGTATCTATATTGATCGCTGTATCAGAACTGATAACCCCAGCTGCCCGGCTGACTACGGACTGCCCGACATCAAATACCGCCATCGTAATCGTAAAGGTATGGCTGACAATCCAGACTGCCACCCACATCTTGAAAAAGTATTTAAAGAACATCCAGGTGTCGATGTCATGCATGTTGTTCTTTTCCGTCAACATGGAGATCAGCTCATAACAAAGTACAAATGTGATAATCATACCGGCAATCGGTACAATGACCGACTCGGAAAGATTCTGTATCATGCTGTAAATGCTGCCATTCCAGCCCTGCGGTGTCTGCCCAACCTGAGCAGCAATCTGACCGGTCTTTTCATTGACGTCGGTATACATTGTTGTCAGGTTGGAACTTACCATGCCTGTCAGAAGATTCCTCATCCATTCTTCAATCGCTTCAAATATCCGATCCATGAGTCATCTCCCTCCTGCTTCTCTCAGCTGAACAATCCGGACAGTAACGGTACCAGCTGGGTGCCGATCAGAACGACACCGCCTCCTGCCATCAGCTGCTTGATTCCCTGGGACTTTGCACCTGATAGCGATAGGTAATCCTTTGATATAATCTCCGGATTTTCCCCCGCTCCACACCGTGCATGCAGCTTTCACCGCACACGGCGTTCCATCGAATTCAACAGCCAGGGTTTTTCATATACGATTTACACACTTCGTAACAGCATATTTATCAAAGAATGATTACAGGCATTTCTGCCATAGTTCGAAGTTTGTTAAGCTTTGCAAGTTTGGAATCATCTAATTGCAGTGGGTTCAGATATTCTCTGATAGTGATTTCAGACGATGCATGAATAATCACATGGATGGCTTTTGAGACTAAAATCAGATTTTCGTATGCATCTGTACCACCTTTGCTTAATGGCATTTTATGGTGACAGTGAATGTCGTGTACTTCCATAGGAAGTCCTGTAACTGCACACTTTCCATATTGAGCCGCAAATAGTGATATTCTGTTGTCTGCATATTCGATTGACCTGCCCTTGACAGGATTACGCATCAGCCATAACATTGCGTCGGTACTAATAGTTAGATTCTTATGAATCAGCTCTCGTCCCTTGACAGTGTACTTATTGATGTTTTTCCTTTTGTTTTGGGCATTTTTCTGCGGAACGGCTCCCACTGGAACAATGGGACGTTCGTGCAGAAATCTCAATTGCCTGCTTTTACCATACTTGTCTTTGATAAAACCATTTTTCAGAGAACCCTTACGGGACACATCGCCTTTCAGCCGATTTCTAAGCTGTTTATTGATACTGAAGGCAAGCTTTCCAAAGTCCGCTGTTGTTTCTGTTGCTATACAGTAGTATTCATGCAGTCCTGCGACTACAGAATTATATTTCTGTAACTGTATAAACTGAGCTGTGTCATCTGGCGAATGAGCCAAAGTTTTTACTTCCTTGGTCAGCTTTTCATGAGCCTTTTTGTATGCCTTGTCACACATATGTGACCTGACGACATATTTCTTTCCCTTTTTCCGCACTTTCAGTTTGAATCCGAGAAAATCAGAATACTGTCTTTTTAGATTGACAACCTTAGATTTGTCTGGGCTTATATCAAGACCCAGGCGGTCTTTTAACCACATTTCTGTGGCTTTATACGCTCTGACGGCTTCTGCATGTGTAGGGCAGAAGATTTTGAAATCATCGGCATATCGCACCGCATGCACTTCTTTCAGTCTGCTTCTGCGCAAAGCCCTGTAAGCATGGCTTTTGATAACTGTTCCCTGCTTATTGCTTCTTGTTGTAAAATCTGTTTTCGTTGGCATTTCTTCCCATTGGGAAGTAATCCACCAATCCAACTCGTTCAAAACAATGTTTGCAAGCAATGGCGACAGGATACCGCCTTGTGGAGTTCCCTTGATGGGGAAAGTTTTATCTCCATTTGGCAGAATAACAGATGCTTTCAGCATTTCCTTAATGATGCATAACAGTTTCTTATCTCTTATTCCCAATGCCCATATCTGCCTTATCAGTTTAGTATGATTGATGTTATCGAAAAATCCTTTAATATCAAGGTCTACTACGTGATACATATGCTGTACCTGTATCAATCGCATACACTGAGCGATGGCATGTTCAGCGGATCTATTCGGACGGAATCCGTAAGAATTATCGCTGAATTTTGCCTCGCATATCGGCTCCATGACCTGTAAGATGCATTGCTGTACCACTCGGTCAACGATAGTTGAAATTCCCAGAGGTCTGGTCTTTCCATTGGGCTTTGGTATCTCCACACGCTTTACTGGGCGTGGGTGATAGCAACTGAATTGCTTTCTTATGAGACGGACATATTCTTCCTCGTTTAATTTAGCAAGGTCATTAATTGTCCTTTTGTCCACACCTGCGGTATCACTTCCTGTATTCGTCTTTATCGTTCTGTATGCCAGCTTGATATTCTCTTCACTCTCGATGATTTCCATAAGATGATTAAATATCTTGTCTTTCTTACTGTCTGCATACAATCCATCAAAAGTACTTATCATGTCATAATACTCAGAATTGCGGATTTTTCTCTGTTTAGATTTCTGTTCTTGCTGTTTCGAAGTCAACACAGGCATCCTCTCCCTTCGGTTTGGATTTTCTTTGTCATACTCGAAGCTGCGTTTATCGTATATTCATTTTTTTTCTGTTGAATTCGACTTGGGGCTATCCCTCCACGATGTTTAGCATCGCTTCACAGGTACTGTGCCCCTACTCTCACTGGGATTAAGTACGGTTGTACCGGTTTTGCCCGGCTTTCCCGTCCAACGACCTGCAACGGCTTGTTTCATACGTTCCCAGCTTTCCACGTTCCGATATTCCTATCGTTGATTATCTTTAGGTCCTTCCTCTAAGCCTGTGTCCAATCATGCATAATCATATCGCCTGTAACGATATATGGATGTTCATAACAACCATTCTTACTAATCCACGGACACGCCCGTACAAGGGCTACTGCCTTTCGACAGTATCAACGTTTAGACTCGTACATTCGGAAGTTCGTCAGTACTTTCGTACATTCTGACCATGGGTAACCGACACCCGGCATATAGGTAGCACCATCCACCGCTGGATAGCTTTCGTATATGGTAGTTAGCCATATTTACGGCTACTCTCTGCCGACTTTACCGAGCTTCTGACACTTTGGCGGTTGCACGCTGATGCCAGTCGGAGTATCAGTGTGAGCGCTTCGGGGCGTTACTCCCTCATTTCACTCATCGGAATATCAGTTCTCCAAAGTTTCAGGCTTGAAAGCCCTTCGACTTTGTGCGTAAGCTTTTCACTTACGAACGTGTCGCACGGTTATCGTTTCCATATCCTTCCAACAGGTTAATAACACCCCATACTGCAAGTCCGGCTCCGATTGCCACCACAAGTGTCTGTAAAATATTGATTGCCTGATTAAAAAACGCCATATTCGTTGTCTCCTTTCAAATCTCTGTATTTCTCTGGTTTCTATCTTTAAGAAGTCTTTTCCGGCTCTGCCCTTACGGGCGGCCTTTCATGATCTCTCAAATCCATCACCTCCCAAAAGGGCAAAGAAAAAGAGCTATGTGTCCGAATCTTTCACATGCTCTGCTTCCTTGTTTTCTGTATTTAATTCTTCTGCCAGACGCTCTTCCGAAAACTCATACAGGTCAAATTCCTGTGTCCTCGTCAGTTTCACTTCCATCCGATGCCGCATATACGCTTCCACATCAAACTCATTTTTCTTATCGTAGTCTGACAGCTCCTTATACCGTTTGTGTTTGGTAATATCGAACTTGTCACTGAAAAATGGTCTTACACCTCGAAGCTGCAAGATACATTTGCTGCCATCCATGACCGCAAGTTCGTCCCGGCTCATCAATTCCTTTCCTGTTTTCTGATAGTTCATCCCGTAAGAACGGCTCTGTCCACGGGTGTCCGAAGTGTTATATAAATCAATCGTTTCTTTTCCCAGCGTCTCGGAAATCTCCTTTAGAGTCGAACTTTCCTTACCGCCAAGGAATAACATCGTGTCGCAGTTTCCTAGGATTGTCTCAGCTGCATCTTTGTAGATTGTCTTTAACTGGGACTGCGACTGGAGGATAATGGATGCAGAGATTTCCCTGCTACGAATGGTGGCGATCAGCTTGTCAAACTTTGGAATCTGACCGATATTTGCGAACTCGTCACAGAGGATTCTGACATGATATGGCAATCTGCCATGGTGTACATCGTCCGCCCTGTCACATAACAGGTTGAATAACTGACTGTACATCATCGCCACAACAAAGTTAAAGGTATCATCCGTATCGGAAATGATAATAAACAGTGCTGTCCTCTGGTCACCTACCATATCCAGTTCCATCTCATCATAGCTCATGATCTCACGAAGCTCTGCAATGTCGAACGGTGCAAGCCTTGCACCACAGGAAATCAAAATACTCTTTGCTGTCTTTCCTGCCGCCAGCTTATATTTCTTATACTGACGTACTGCAAAATGCTCCGGTTCTTCCTTTTCCAGTTCCTCAAACAGCATATCTACTGCATTTTTAAATGTCTCATCATCTTCCCTTGTTTCCGAAGCGTTGATAAACTCAAGCAGGGTCGCAAAGTTCTGTTCTTCTTCTGGTGCTTCATACCAGATATAGCCGATCAGGGCACAGTACAGAAGTCTCTCTGCTTTCGTCCAGAAATCCTCACTGGACTTCTCGCCTTCTCCTTTCGTGTTCACCATGATCGTATTTACCAGTTTCAAAATATCCTTTTCTGAATGGATATAGTGGAAGGATAGTGATAGGTAACCCTTTGAAATTATCTCCGGGTTTTCCCCCACTTCACACCGGACATGCGACTTTCACCGCATCCGGCGTTCCATCAAGCATAGTTTCAGCAGTGATACACAATCACTCTTTCACATTGGCTAAGTTTGCTACTTTGCCGCCAGTAGCGGCAGTCCTGCGGTAGCACGCAGTTTGTTCACTTTGGTAATAACTTTGGCATTCAGAGAGTATTCCTTCACCAACGCCGCTACAGACATCATGTCTTCCGAGCTGACTATTGCCAATCCCTGCAAAGAAAGAAGCAACAGGTTCTGGTAGCTGTCATTGCCCTTCTTACAATTGTTTGTTTTCCTGTAACAGATACAGGTTTGAACATCCAGTTTCTTCCCGGTGATTGCACATTTACCGTCTTGCCCTGCATAGAGGGAGACCCGGTTGTCGTTGTATCTCACTGATTCGGTCGGTATCGGATGCCTCATCAGCCAGAGCATTGAATTTACGTCAATCCTGAGATTATCGTGTATCTCTGCTCTACCTTCGGGCGTATACGGATTGATTTTTCGGCTTTTCCGCATTGGAATCTTGAATTGCACGTAAGCTAATGGAACCAGTGGCGTTTCTCCAATCCATCGCATTTGCTTCGATTTTCCGTATCGTTTCCTCAGATATCTGTTTTTGATCTCGCCCTGCTTCTTGATTCCGTCAATACGATGAAGAAGCTGTCCATTGATTGGACGGGCGATATCGCTGAAATTCAAGTTGACCCTTGTCGCAATGCAGTAATAGTCCTGCACTCCGATAACCTTGGCATTATAGTCCCCCACATTCAGGCTTATTTCTTCAGCCGTCTTACTGCTTTGTATTGCCTTGACACTGTCAGCCATTTCCTTGCCGATTCTGTGTATGGCTTTATCGCAGACATTTGAAGTTATCACCCATGAGTTACTTTTGCGCCGCAGTTTTATGCGAAAACCCAGAAACTCACTGTCACGTTTCCTGAGATTAGTCACTTTTGACTTTTCATCAGACACTTCCAGTTTTAGCCGTTTCCATAGCCAGTCTTTGACTGCATAATAGGTTTTCTCTGCATCCTCTTTGGTTCTGCAAAATATCTTGAAATCATCCGCATAACGGACAATCCGCATCTCCTTGAGGTTGCTTTTCTTCAAGGCTGTATAGCTGTTGCACTTTTTCTCTGCGCCGTTGGGATAGTAGGTCACTTTACACGGATGTTTCATGTGCCTCACCATTTCATCCCACTGAGAGGCAATCCACCAGTCCAGTTCATTGAGGACAATGTTTGCCAGCAATGGTGAAAGGATACCACCTTGCGGCGTTCCCTTGGATGGGAGGACGTTTTCCCCATCAGGCATTTCGATTGGCGCTTTCAGCATGGCCTTGATGATCTGAATCAACTTGGTGTCCCGTATACCTAAAGTCCAGATCTGTTTCAGCAGCTTTCTGTGGTCGACGTTATCGAAGAATCCTTTAACATCCACATCGACTACATAGTGAAGCTTGTTCCTTTGGGCGAGTCCATACGCATAGGAAATCGCATTTTCTGCGCTCCGACACGGTCTGAACCCATAAGAGTGCTCATAGAACTTTGCTTCACAGATTGGCTCCATGACCTGCAAAATACATTGCTGTACTATTCGGTCAATAATACACGGTATTCCCAGAGGCCTCATCTTTCCGTTTGGCTTTGGTATTTCTACTCTTTTTACTGCTTTTGGTTCATACCTCCTGAACTGTTTCTGGATGAGCTTTACAAACTTATCCTCTGACATGACTGCCAATGATTCTATTGTCCGCCCATCCGTGCCTGCGGTATGACTGCCATCATTGCCTTTGATATTTCTAAATGCCAGCTTGATGTTGTTGGGGGCGCTGATGATATCCATCAGATGCCCAAAGACTTCACCGCTTTTGCTGTCTGCATACAGACTGTCAAAGGTTTTCTGCATGTCATAGTATTCCGCATGGCGTAGCTTGCTTTTCTTCTTAGCTTTTTGTGCCATGTACATCACCCCATTTCTATGAAACCGAGCGACAATTTCTTTTTCTTACTCGACTGCATGAATAGTGGTTGTGTACTGCTGACGTTTTGCCTGACTTGTGGCCATTCCTAACCGTCCTCTTTTTCGCAGACGATATCATCGGTTCGACCACTGCTTTTCAGCAGGAATTCATCCGCTTATTATCCTTCGCCGGATTATCCAGTAGACTTCCTGCCTTTCCTTGTTCCGATAATCCTATCTGTACATACATACCTTTAGGTGTTCCCTCTGGGCCTGACAGCTTGGACACGCCTGTAACGTGCCACGGCGTTTCGTAACAACCATTTCTACTAAACCGTACTGCCTGGGCTTTAACCCACACGCCCATTTCTGAGCGTGGCACTTTTAGACCTTTACATTCGGGAGTTTCGTCAGACATCTCTGTCATTCTCACCATGGGTATCTTATAGACCCCCGGCATATAGGATGCACCGTCCACCTCTGGACAGCTTTCGTCAGCTTAACCTGTTACGGCATCTCTCTGCCGGCTTTACCGGGCTTCACACAGAGTTTGGCCTCTGCATGCCGGAGTATCAGGGGAGGCGTTTCAGGGCGTTACTCCTTCATTCCACCTCTCGAATTATCAGTTCACAGAACTGATTGAAACAGCGCTGTGCGCCACCTTTTCAGCAGCGAACAAGTCGCACGGTTATAGTGCATACTCTTGGAAAAATTGATCGTATTCAATACTTTTACTTTATATCCATGCCGTACCAGCATCTTTCCGCACTCAATGATGATCGATAGCGATAGGTAAGGCTTTGAAGTAATCTCCACCTTTTCCCCCGCTCTACACCGTACATGATGCTTTCGCATCATACGGCGTGCCATCATACTCAAGTAAATTTATAAGTTATCTTTTCTTAATTGGTAGTAATCCATAATTTTCACGCAATCGGTTGAATCTCCGTCTTTGCTTGTCGTCCATATTGAATTTCTTCATTATTTTGATAGTTTCTGAAATATCCTCTGTCATAACAGCTTGCCATATTTCCTCTGAAATAAATGCGATATTAGTATGCTTATCTGTACCACCTTCACCTACTGGAATTTTCCTTATACATTTCATTTGATGTACATTCAGCCTATTTCCCATGACATAGCAGTTCCCCTGTTGCACGAGGTATGCAGAAATACTATTATCATTAAATTCAATGCTTTCATTAGGATTCCTATACTTCATTACATTTCGTAATTCCTGTGTTTCTACACATTGGACAGATTTATGAATCTTTTCTCTTCCTTTTGCTGTATAGCTGGTAATATCTTGTGAGAAATTTATAGGATGTTTGTGATGAACTCCTGTAAGTGGCAGTAGTGGCATTTTGCCTACTGTTATAATTTTGGTTTCTTTCTTGATTCCTACAGTTTTCTGTTGAAATTCATAGGGCGTTTCCGCAAACGGAATTGTACTTCCAATACATGATAATCTGGTTCTAAAGGTTGGTAAGAGAGCGTAATTAACATCCGTTAGATTGTTATATATGTTGGTAGCAATACAATAATAATTCTGTATCCCTATCACTGCCATGTTATAGGCATTGATTCTACCAACAGTTGTGTGTTTTCTTATATTAATCACTTTTGCCTTTAATTCAGCAGTAACCTTTTTGATGGCTTTATCGCTCATATCAGTTTTAGCAATGTATCCATATCTGGTCTTGCCTTTTGGCAGGACTTTAATTTTGAATCCCAGAAAATCAGAAGAGTTCTTTCGGAGATTAACAACTTTGGATTTCTCCGGACTAATGTCGAGTTTTAATCTTGACTTTAAAAAGTCTATTGTCGCATGATAATATCTTTGTGCATCAGTATAACTTCTGCACATAATTTTAAAATCATCAGCGTAACGCACCACATACCCATCTTTTAGATTTGTATATTTTCGTGCATAACTCAGCCAGCCCTTACTTCCTTTCATGTTGCCTTTCTTCACTCCATTGGGTGTAAAAGTCTCCCACTGGCTACTTACCCACCAATCAAGTTCATTCAGCACAATGAGCGAAAGTAACGGACTAATCAGCCCACCTTGCGGTGTACCCTTGTCCGGTATTCCTTCTCCTTCAATTTCTGATTTTAATATTTTGCTAATGATACATAGCAATCGTTTATCTCGTATACCTAATGTCCATATCTGTTTTAGCAGCTTTCCGTGGTTTACATTATCAAAGAAGCCCTTGATGTCCACATCCACACAATAATAATGTTTATACATATTTACCATGCTGACAACTCTGCTGACCGCATGGTGGGCATCTCTATTTTGCCGGAATCCATAGGAGTGATTATGAAACTTAGGTTCACAAATCGGCTCTAACACCTGTAAGATACACTGTTGTATCAGTCTATCCCAGATACATGGAATCCCTAACGGACGCTTTTTATCGCTTCCGGGCTTAGGAATAAAGACCCTCCTGACTGATTGCGGATGATAATCTGCTAATTGTTTTCTGACAGTTTCAATTACTTCCCTGTCCGATAGACCTTTGATATCCTCGATTGTTTTACCATCTGTACCAACGGTTTTACTTCCGCTATTGGTTTTTAGGTTTCGGTATGCCAGGCAAATATTCTGCTCTGAACCGATAATTTCTAATAACTTATAAAAGTTGTTACCATTTTTGCTCTGCTGATACAACTCATCGAATGCTTTCTGCATATCGTAATATTCGTTGTACCGGAGCTTAGCTTTCTTTTGTATGGTCTGTAACCTCCTATCTGGGAGTTATTACATCTCTTAGTCTTACTCGAACCCATACCATTTGTAACTTATTTACTCTAATGTATGACTAGTGGCTATCCCTCCACCGCTTGTTATCACGGTTTCATCGGTACTATGCCACCGCTTTCACTGACATTATCTCCCTTATATCATCGCTAATCTCACGATGACTTTCCCGTTCGATACGTTTCATAGACAGTAAAATCTCCACGCTGTCAGCTTACGACGTTCCGAATGCGTTATCTGTTCATATATACCCGTAGGTTCCCATCTCTGAGCCTGCTACCACATCAATGCCTGTAACATTGCACGGATTTTCATAAAGGCAGAAGTCTTACTCACCCGCAGTAGCAACACTAGTTGTGTTACTAAGCATTTCTACTTAGTCCCGATATAGACCCGTACATTCGAGGGTTCGTCAGTGGATTATGTAACATCCACCATTCTAACCATAGGTATTTTATAGACTCCCGGCATATAGGATACACCATCCACCTCTGGACAGCTTTCGTCAACTACTATTGTTACGGTATCTCTCTGCCGACTTCACCGGGCTTCTGACATTTCAATGTTTACTCATTTCCATGCCAGCCGGAGTATTAGAGTAGCCTTTCAGGGCGTTACCCCTTCATTCGACTATTCACGCATTCAGTTCTCCAACTCGAACTAATTTCATTACAATAAACAATGATTCAGTTGAGATGTGCCAGTCCTTTTCAGACTGGAACGTCTCGCACTCCCTTTCGGGTCCGTGACCACATAACTGATGTATTTTCCCATCTGCATCAAATTGGGTTTTACATAAAAACGTGTCTTTCCTGAGCCAGATCCGCCAATCACGATCACGTTCTTGTTCCTCGCAAATTTCGGATTCTTTGGTCTGCCATTCATGGTCAGCCGTTCCGTCATGGTCAGCAGGATATTATTCTCAAATACCGGGTCGATAAAGGGTGCAATGTCTTTTGCCGTCCCCCACCTTGCCGAACCATACTCCACTCCCTGCCGAAACTTTTTGGCATTTTTTCCTTTCATGTAGACCATGAGCTTCACTGCCACGGCTCCAGTAATCCCAACCAGCAATTCATTTTTATGCATACTTGGGAGAATCCTGCTAAATGCCATCTGGAAATTTAAGATCAGCACCATCAGTCTTTCTATCATGGAATCACCTACACAGTATTGGTATAACCATGCCAGCTTATTTCCAACATAAAAGATCACGATATACGGAAGATTCATCAGAACAATCCGAAGCAGCTTATGTACATCCACCGGCGGTAATCTCTCCAGGTATCCTTTTCCTACACCAAGCAACTTCTGTAATCTACTCATAATGATGGCTCCTTCTCCTTTCCTTTTGTTTTCTCCAGCTCTCTGTGCTTTGCAAGCGATTTGGTGATCGCCTGCTGTAACTTCTTCCTCACGGATGGTTTTTTGTCCTTATTCAGAGACTTGCCCGTGTATTCCTTAAAAGCGGCAGTCATCACATCGGCATCCCTTGCCTTAAAGAACACATAGTATCTTGGCGGGTCCGCAGTCACATCTTTTTTCAGGCTGAAATCAATGCTGTACTTTTTTGCTACCCGTTCAAAAGACTTGATGTTTCCATCTGTGATCTCAATGTTGGACAGCTGTACATTCTGCTTCATCAGCTTATCAAGGCTCTGTTTTCCCTTGTAGGTCTTATCCTCCTTTTCCTTCTGGGGCTGTTTCTGGTTTGTTTTCTGTCCCTGCTGTTTTTTCTCCTGCTCCATCTTTGCAAGAGCCTTTACCATGGCAGCTTTCAGCAGATTGGCAGTGACCTTGCCACAGCGGATACAAAGTGAGACTGTTTTCTCATTCACTTCATCCTGCAATCACACCACGCCCTTTCTTCTCTCACTGCTGTCTTATCCTCATTTATCACATTGCTGCTCCTTTCCTCTCTTTTCTGCCAGTTTCATATATTCTTTTTCTGATTCCGCTCCCACTTTGATACAGCACCAAAGGACAAATCCATATACCAGAAATACTGCAGCTGCAGCAACGATCAATACTGTTTTTGTCATCTTCTTTTCTCCCTTCACTTCTCTTGAAATTTTATAAGAGGGCATCTATGAATCCTGTGTCCATAAATGCCCTCATCCATTACCAAGAAATCCTATGATCTCTTATTTTTTCTTTTTGCGAAGAATCACTGTGCCACCAAGACCAGCCATTCCAGCCCCTGCAAGCAGAATCCAGAACAGAATCGGCGTATTATCTCCTGTCTTTGGTGCAGTCGATTTCTTTGTTTCTTCTGTGGTTTTCGTCTCCGATGTTGGTGTGGTTTCTGGTGTTTCCGTCGGTGTCTCTGTTGGAGTTTCCTCCGGTTTCGCCTCATCCTTCATCACAACCTTCTGGATTTCTCCAGTATCTTTGACCGTAAACTTTACATCCTCTGCAACCAGATAACCGTCCGGTGCAGTTTCTTCACGGAGGGTATATTCCCCGATTGGAAGCATCTCAATGTAGTGTGGCTTTTCTTCAGATGTCCAGCTTTCCACGGTCTTTCCATCTTTATCAAGGATCGTCAGTTTCGCTCCTGGCAGCTCCTTACCAGAAATATCGGTCTTAGAAATCTGCACTTTTGTCACATCATCCTTCATTTCCACTTTCTGTACTTCACTGGTATCTTCCACCGTAAACGTGATGCTCTCTGCTGTCACATAACCGTCCGCAGGAAGTGTTTCTGTCATGGTATACTTCTTGCCAGCGGTCAGTTCTTTGATGATATGTGGTTCTTTACCGGAAGTCCATTCATCCACAGTTTTTCCACTCTCATCTGTGACTTTCAGTTTTGCTCCTTCAATCTCCTTTCCGTCTGTCAGAGATGTTTTGGTAAACTCTACGGTTGTCGGCTCATCTTCAAAAGTAAACGCATAAGACAGTGTTTCCTTATCTGCCCCACCATATTCAAAAGTAAATTCCTGTACCTGATCTATTGTCGCAAATCCTGGTGCCGGGGAAGTTTCTTTCACATAGTAGGTATAGCCAAGTGGCAGATCTGCCGTAAAGGTCAATTTTCCTTCCTTATCCGTAGCCTGCTCCTCAATAACCGTATCCGCTTTCAGAATCACATCGCCTTTTGCATTGACAATATCTTCTTTATTGCACAGGGCAAATACAGCCCCTTCCAGCACACGGTCGGAATCTTTTTCTTTCTTTAACACGTTTACTTCTGCCCTCTGGCGTTTGTTCTGCCAGTCAGCGGAATAAGTAACAACTGCGGTATTCTGGTCACGATAAGTCAGATCCACTTCACGGGTTTCTCCATCCAGGACATATCCACTTGCTGTCTCTTTCTCTTTGACATAGTATTTGCCAAGAGGAAGGTCTGTCAGTTTTGCCATGCCTGTTTCATCCGTCGTGATCGTTGCTACCAGTGCATCTTTCTTGTAGTAATCTTCACTCTCACCATCCGCTGCTTTTATATCTTCTAAGGCATAAACCTCAAAAGTAACATCCTTCAGGGAACCGGAAAGATATTCAAACAGATGCTTCATCCATCCGCCAATGGAATCCAGTGCAGATACTTTCTTCAGGAACTCACCTTTTTTATTAATGATAAGTGTTCCAGTTGGCACTGCATCTTTCATCTCTACCTTCTGGATCTCGGCAGTATCATCCACAGTAAAAGAAACTTCTTCCGCCATCAGATAGCCATAAGGAGCCATTTCTTCACGAAGGGTATACGTCTCCCCGGCTGTGAGTCTTTCAATCAGATGTTCCTCACCCTTTACAGACTTCCATGTATCTACCACATTTCCATCCTTATCAAGCACCGTAAGCGTCGCCCCGGAAAGCTCCACGCCTGTCGTAATATCGGACTTCGTAAAGGTTACTTTTGTCGGCTGGTTCTTAAATACAGATTCCAGCTCTACTACTTTCACATCCTGTCCCTGATATTTGGCAGTCACTTCCAAAGTCTCAAAAGAAGAGACATACCCTGCCGGAGCTGCAAGTTCTTTGATATAGTAAGTACTAAATGGAAGGTCAACGTCAAATACTGCCTTTCCATCTTCTCCACTGACTGCTTTTCCAAGTAAGGTATCTGCCTTCACAATCACTTCTTGATGTGCCAGAATATCTTCTTTTGCATAGATACCAAACTCTGCACCTGCCACAACCGTTTCTGTCTCTGCATCCTGTTTTACTACGAACACTTCCACTTTCTGGCGGTCATTCTCAAAGGTTGCTGTCTGCTCGATGACTGGTGTTTTCTGGTCTTTGTATTCAAATGTTACTGTCTGTACTTCTTCATTTAACACAAATCCCTCTGGTGCAGTTTTTTCAACAATCTTATAGGTTCCAAGTGGAAGGTCGGTGATCTGTGCCTTTCCATCCTTATCCGTGGTAACAGTTCCTACCAGTTCCCCGGAAGCATACTCCAGGATACGATTTCCGTTATCATCTTTCTGGAAGTCTGCTGTATAAATATCTTCGGCAGCATATACCTCAAAGACTGCTCCCTCCAGTGTTTCCTTCTGATAAGTAAAATCATCTTTGTAACTATTTAAGACCTCACCCTGTTTTACGATGTTCAGTTCTCCCTTAACCGGATGGTTCTCGTATGCAATCTCGATGATCACATCGCCGGAAGTTCCGTCCATCTGATATGCTGTATTGGAATCTACGTCCACTTCATAGTAATTCTCATTGAGTGTATATCCATAAGGTGCGTTCACTTCCTCAATACGGTAATGTCCGATCTTCAGATTCTGTGGAAGAATTAAGTATCCCTGCTCATCTGTAAAATAAGATTTATGTTTTACTGTCGTCGGATACGTTGTTACCTGTTCCACATACTTTTCTGTATCCAGGTTAAAAATCTTAAACTCTGTATTCTTCTGAAGGACTGCTTTCTTTGTCTCATCGTCCTGTTTGATGATCTTCAGCTTCGCTTCAAATTCTTTGTCAAGCAGCACTCTCCATACCTGCGGTGTAGTCGGATGATTTTCCGTAATCTGTACGATGAAATCATTGACTGGAGTATAATTATGTGGTGTGGTTGTTTCACGGACAATGTAGGTTCCATAAGGAATCGCAATACTGCGGGCATACCCTTTCTCATCCGTAAAGATCTCTGTTGCACCATTTTCTCCAATCACTACCGGCTTGGCAGAATCAAAGTCATAGCTGCCATCTTCTTTTACTGTCAGGGATGATACCAGATAAGCGGTAAATCCTGCACCTTTCAGTAAATCGGCATCTGTCTTTCCGTTGTTCGCTGCCTTGATAATCTCAAATGGCTGCTTCATCACCTGTTCCAGAGACAGACAGTCACGCTTCACTTCCGCTACAAGATCACCCTCGTAATTGCAGACCAAATCATGTTCTTCTTCATCTGCCAGGTAACCCGTTGGAGGAGTAATCTCTTTTACATAGTAATTACCAAGGTATAATCCATCTACGGAAGCCTGTCCATTCTTATCTGTTGTAAGAGTGGCAACCTGCTCTCCTGCTTTGTAGATCACGCCAGTTGCTCCATCCGGATGAACAATATCCTCACGGGCATACAGACCATAAACTGCCTTTTCTAAAGTAGCATCTCCCTGTGGAACTGCCTTCTTTGTTTCTTTGTCCTGCTTCTGTAAAGAAATCTTTGCTGTCACACGCTCGTTTTTGAAGGTATGCTTAAATGTCAGTTTTGCTTCCTTATCGTTTGTATAAGAAAACGCAAACGTATATACATCATCTGCATTTCTCAGATAGCCTTCCGGAGCCTGTACTTCTTTTACATCATAAGAAAATCCCAGCGGCAGGTCTGCGGTAAATTTCGCTGTTCCATCATTTCCAGTTGTCACTTTCTCAATCAGAGTGCCTTTCTTTACGACAACCGTCCCATCTGCATTTTTAATGTCACTGGCTGCATAAAGTCCAAAAATTCCTCCATCCAGAGGATTTTCTGTATCCTTATCCTGCTTTGTCACAACTACTTCTGCTTTCTGTCTGTCATTCGTAAAAGTTGTCTCAGAAAAAACAACATCTACATTCTGTCCTGCATAAGAAAGAGTGACTGACTTTTCTTCCCCGGCATTATAAAATCCGGTCGGAGCCTGTTTTTCTTTGATGATATATGTACCAAGATGCAGGTTTTTCAGAATGACTGCCCCATTCGAGTCTGTTGTCAGATTCTCTTTGACCAGATCACCCTTGCTGTAAACCTTGGCACCATAAGCAGTTTTAATATCTGCTCCGGCATACACATCATAAATCGCACCTTTCTGTCTGCGTTTCTCATACTTAAATGTTGTTCCATTCTCGGTGACATCTGCACCTGTCAGAACCTGACCTTCTTTATAAACAGTCAGCTGTCCCATCTGTTCTTCATCCGGAACAGTCACAGTCGTTGTTTTGCTGACTTCCAGTTTTACATTGTAGGCAGTTGCATTGATACGGTATCCTGTCGGAGCTGTAATCTCTTTCAGATATACAGTGTCCTGTGTCTTAATGATCTGTACGGACGATTCCCCGTTCGCATCGGTTGCCGGTAACTTTGTGATCAGCTTTGTACAGTTTGCATCACTGTATAAACCAAACACTGCACCAGACAGCTTTGCGTCTGCTTTTGCATCTTTTTTAATCACCTTCACACTTGCGTGCTGCACCCAGGTTACTTTGAAGTCCACATATTTCTCATCATCAACACCTTCACCAAATACCAGGGCCAGGTCCTGTGAACCAGATCCGGTACTGATCTTATACGCAGAATAATCTTTTGTTACACTGCCTTTCATCGTTGCAGACCAGTTTCCTGCGACATCCTGTACCTGTGTAAGAGGTGCAGATAAGTAAAACTTGGTTCCACCACTGATTTCCACTGCTTCGCCAGCTTTGCTTGTCTTTCCGGTTGTCACGTTATGGAGTTTCACACCACTTGGGAGTTTCATTGTGATACTCTGCAGTTCATCTGCTTTAAAAGTGATTTCCTTTGTTCTCTGGCTGTTGCCATCTACATAAGCTGTCACATCTGCATCTGAAAAAGACATTGCCACATCCGGAATATCTGGCTGAGAAATACAATAATTATAAAGTTTTTTCGCAAGATTCTGTGCAGTAGTGTTTGCACCAGAAAAAGCATCGGAACTGCCATTCGCATATGACGCAGCAAGATGTACCAGAATAAATCTGGCTCCTGCACTCAGGTTTCCATAGCCATTTTCTTCTGTAAAAAATCCATCATCGCCAGAGGCTTTTGTGCCATAGTAGCATACTTTAGCCAGTGCTTTGCCATCCCCAACCTTATTGATTGTATATGTTCCCGTACCAGGTCCCGGTTTGGACGGCTGTACACAATAAGCTGTGGCGGACACATTACCGAATTTTACGGTATACTGATACGTCAGATAAGTTCCATAACCATAATCCGCATATCGGTATTCGGCACCTCTTGTCACTGAAACCTGTTGTGAACTTCTTGCATTTCCTGCTGCCGCCATAAATGTCACTGTTTCACCCGGCTCCATCTCATACAAGTCAATTCCTTCATTTTCTGCCTGATCCATTACTTCTGAAACAGTCAGACCAGATTCTTCATCTGTTGTTACTTCCTGTCCATCTGTAAGATCAGTCACAATCTCTTTTGCCCTGTCCGAATCAGCATCTTCCTCCGCATTACCGGAATCTTCTGTTTCACCGGCATTTCCTTCACCAACTGTATTTTCAGAAGAACTCTTTGTCTGTTCTTCTGTTTCTGGCTCTTTTACCGTAATGTTTCTGCTTACTCTGTAAGCTGGGTGACCGCTGACTGGCTCTACTGCATAGACAGCTTTGTAGGTATCCGGTGTATGTGCGTCAAAATCTGTACCGGCTTCACTCTTTGCTTCATGGAATAAAACTTTCACCTTTTTTTCATTCACGCCCTCTATACCGGACAGATCGACTTCCACCTCAAATTCTTCTCCATAGGGAATCTCAATATCCTTTGCTTCCACAATTTCATCTTTATCAAGAGTATCCTGCACATCCTGCAGTTCCGGATATTGCTGTTCAAATGAAGTTGGCTCTGGTTCTAATTCAGAAGCAGAAACCGTGACTGGTTGAACGATAACAGACGCCAAAGTTGCAACTGCCATAAATCCTGACAAGAATCTTTTAAATCGCATTTTCATTTTGACTGAGTCCTCTCTTTCTTCGATAATTTACTCCACTTTCGTTCAGGCTTACACCTGCATGAATCAATCATAGGAACCACCTCCCTTATGTCTTGGATTGACTTTTAAATAAAAACAGGATTGAGCTATTTAAGCCGCAAGAGGTAATTCGTAATCATTCCTGCCAAGGGTGCCTCTCATCCATTGCCCTTCACGTTGTCACCGAATGCCCGCCGCCAGATGCGTAGCTGGGAAATTCAGGTATCCTCTTGCTGCTGATATGAAATTGTCAAGGTTCACTTTTAGGGGGGAATTTATTGTTTTGAATTAAAATAGACATTTGCCCCTCCACTAACCGCATGTGTGAAAGGGCAAAAATTAACCTGTTTGAAATTTTTTTATAAAATTTTTTTGAAACAGCAAAAACTTACAAAGTTTCCAGCCTGTCTTTTAGTTTCTGCAATACTTTGTTTTTCCTGTTTCTGATTGTCTTTGTACAACACCCGAAATACTGTGCTGTTTTTTTAACTGTGTACTCTTCAAAAAATAATAATCTTATCAATTCCATTTCTTCTTCAGACAAATATTTCAGTGCTTCCTGCAGCTCTTGTATTTCTGACACCCTGATGACTATTTCTTCTGGTGATAATATATGCAAATAACTGTTGTAACTCGTTTCCCCTACTTTTTCTATTCCGCACACACCATTTTTCTGCATTTTTTCAAGCTGGTATCTTTCTTTTCTTCTTGACTGGTACCATGCCAGATATACGTCTCTGGTAACTTCTATGAGAGTTTCATTTACACGCAGCACATACCGTTGTCTTTCCTTTGGTTTTTTACCACGCATCTTTTATTCTCCCTTCTGAAGCACTCCGATCAGTCTGCCTGCATTTCTTCTCATTTTCTGCTTTGCCTGTGAAATACATTTTGATACTGCCGGTTCTGTAATTCCAAACACCCGTGACACTTCTCTTTGTGTACGCTGCTGAAAATAAATTTGATGGATCACCTGTCTCTGCCGGTCAGTCAGCAGATCCATGAATTCTCCAATAGCTTCTTCTATGATCAGTTTTTCAAGTACATTCTGCCTTTTATCCACCAATTCACACCAGCCTTCTGAAATATGGCTGTATGAAATGCAATTATTATGTTCTCGTACCTCCCTGTTCCTGCACAGCCGATCTTCACCTTCTAATATCAACCGCACATACCAGGGCTGATTATCAAAAAAATCTTCCTTAACAACTGTTATTTTTCTTCCTGCTTCATATACATAATCTCGACAGGTAAATAAAGGAAAAACCGTTCCATAATCACCCACGCAATAGAAAACATATCCTGTCTGATACGCAATAATTTCCGCACCATCTATCAGTCTCTGCTTTACAACTGCCACATCGTTTTCTCTCAAATACCTGGCGGACGGAACCTTTCTTTTTTCTTTCCTGTTACCTACAACCTGTTTCAATTCCTGCAATGTCAGCATAATTACCACCTTTCTGCCTACTGGCAACAGGAGCCCATCAGCAGAAAGGATAGGATTATTACTGCTTTACTGGCAAAAGGGCAGTAAAAAACAGCTTCCGGCACACCCGTTTTTTTTAACGAGAGCCTGAAACTTCCTTACTGCCCTTTCTGCTAATTTACAGCATCCTCTATTTTATTTTCCGTCTGATGTCCCGGTCAGACTTCTTTGCATTTCTTTCCGTTTTTATGTTCTTTTCATTTTCCATCAAAACAGAATAGTCTCCCATTGCATCATAGGGACACTGCTTCCGATAGATTAAATTTTCTTGTCTGGTCATCAATCCTGTCTCCCTTCCTTGTTTCTGTCTCTTTCTCTCTGTTTGCTATTTTAACAGCACAAAAAACTATTATCCTTAGCATATATGGGGAGTTTTTTTGTTTTACACCCCATATATGGTGAAATTTCACCTGTACTCATTAAAACTGTCTATCAGCGAATCTATTGTCTGCATAATAATTTTCTGCTCTTTCCATTCCATCTTCTGAATACGATAAAATACTTCCTCAAACTGCTTTCTTTTTTCTGCATCGTCCCCCTCTTTTCCCATCAGGATATTGGCATCTGTTTCCAGGATCTCAATCATCTTCCTGAAAATCTCAACAGACATTGCCGTTTGCCCTCCTTCTATCCTGCTGACCGTATTGACACTGATACCTGCTTTTTCCGCAAAAGATTCCTGTGACAACTTCATTTCCTGCCTGCGTTTTCTGATCCGTTCTCCCAATTCAATAAGTTCTGTGGAAATTGCACGATTGCTCAATACGGTGTCTCCTTTCCTGCAATTTATCCCGACTTTACGACATTTTGTCGCAAAGTTTCCAGAAAAAAAGCAGCTAATTTTGTCTTAGCTGCTTTTCAAAAGATCTATTTCATTTTATTCTCGGTATTTTATGTATTCCTGTAATAACTGTGAGCAGGAAAACACTAAGATAAATGATTGCCTGTCCAATCATTGCCAGAAGAACGACACTTCCTATCAATCCTCCGATCAGAAAATTCATGGTCCATACTGCCAGTGTTCCTCCAAGATCAAAATCTCTTGGAACCATCCAGACACACATTTTTCCGATTCCAAACGGTATCCCCATCAGAAGTAACAGCAAGAAATAATTGCACTTCCCATCCTGGATACAAAACGTTCTTAATACTGCAAACAATACTGTAATCACCAGCACTGGTGCTATCACTTTTTTAATCATCTTCTTCATGTTCCTTTATCCTCCATACATATCGTGATTAACTTCTGCCTGATAATAACTGTTTATCGTTGCCGGGGCATTATACAGGGCGGTCAGAAGATACGCTTTAATATTCCCAATCTTGGTCGTATTCCGATTCAGACAGAACAGCACATATTCGATATGCGAATAGTTCAATTTCATAAACCTGTTTTTTACCAAAGCAACTGGTTTTTCTACTCCCGCAATGCGAATCATACTGTCCTCCGGCATCATCATAACTTCGATCATCAACTCCACCAGTTCATCTACATCTTCCTTGGCATGATATTGATAATCTATGTTTTCATGAATCACCTCACAATATGCTCTCATCTTCTCCATCACATCTTTTTTCTTTTGGGGATTACCTGATATGATTGGATAAGATTGATTTATCTCAGTTTCACTAATATCAGTCTTGTTAATATCAGTATTATTAGATTGTGATTTCGGGTATTCTGGATTTGTGATTTCCACTATTCTGGAATGATGATTTTCACTATTTTGGAATTGTGATTCTGGAAATTCTGGATTTGTGGTTTCCACCATTCTTGAATTGTGATTTTCACTATTCTGGAATTGTGATTCCCCATAATCCTGAATTGTGGTTTTCACTACTCCTGAATGATGATTTTCACAATTCAGAGAAATGCCTGTTTTCCCCTTGTTTTCTGCTTCTTGTTGCAAATCTGCACATTCCTCATGTCTTTTCTGTTTCGATTGCAAATCTGCAATTTTTTTATGATCTTCCTGCTCAGATTGCAGATCTGCACAATTACCTGTCGGCTTTTGATCTGGAACCTCTCTGATCATAAAATTTTTCACATAAATAACATTCGGTTTTCCCAGTCCCAGACGTTTCTTCTCTATCAATCCAATCCCATTACTGCTGTCCAGCTCTTTTACCAGTTTCACTGCCTTTTGAGTTCCGCAGTTCATCAACTCTGCAATTTCTTCCACAGTGAAAATAATGTATACTCTGTCCTCTGAATCCAGCCATCTGTTCTTAATGCTCAGGCTCATACGGTCTAGCATCAGACCGTATAATACCTTTGCTTCACAAGAAAGAGTTTTAAAGCATGGTTCGGTAAACAGCACTTTAGGGACACGATAAAAGCTGTATTGTTCCGCTTCCATCCCCGTAAAATAATCAAACTGTATCTTCTGCATCTGCTACTCCTTCTTTGTTTTCTTTCCATTTATCCAAAAGCATAAAAATGACTTCTTCTATCTGTTCTTTAGAATATGTCTCCGGAAAATAATTTCCAATTTTCTTTGCCGGAATCGTCACATTGATCTTACTGCTTTCCTTTTTTAATAAAACAGCATAGATATAACTCTGGTTTAATTTTCCATTTGCACTGCATTCTTTTAACTGTTCTGCCTGTTGTTTTGTCGGAAAAATGCTACTGTTGGTAATCACTTCCAGAAGCCACCCCTGTTCCTCTGGCTTCAGATAAGACAGCTTTTCTCCCACAATCATAGGAATTTTATTATTGTCCACATATTCCAGCAAAGCATCTGATAATGCCGCCAGACGTATATACCTCTGTACGGTTCTCCCACTGTCCCCGGCAGCTTCCCCAACCATATCTGCTGTATATTTCTCACCTTTACTTCCCTGATGCTTCATTGCATCATATTTCATCTTATAGGCATGAGCTTTCTCACTTGGCAGTAGATTTTCACGCTGAATGTTGGAATCGACCATAATAATGACCGCTTCATCATCCGTATAATTTCGGACAAGAGCTGGCAATGTAGTCTTTCCACACAGTTCACAGCCTCTTTTTCTTCTATGCCCGGAAATCATCTCATATCCGCCATCTGGTCGAGGTCTTACCAGCGCAGGAGTCAAAACACCGTATGTTTTAATGCTCTCTACGGTTTCTGCCATTTTTTCATCATCATTTACATGGAACGGATGATTTTTAAAGGGATAGAGCTTTGCCAGATCTATTTCCACAACCTGGTTCATACTCTTTTCCGGTGTTTCCTCTAATCCCAGTAATTCATCATAAGAGGTAAGCTGAATGTCTTTTTTCGGTCTACGCATGTTTCAACACCTCCTGAACCAGTTCCAGATAGCTGTCTGCCCCCTTGCTTTTTCCATCATAGGCAAAGATACTTACACCCTCCGATGCTGTTTCTGCAAGGCTTTCTGTTCTCGGAATCGTCTGCTCAAAAATCCTAATGTCACTTCCGTATGTAGTTTTGATTGCCTGTTTGTTTCTCTTTGCATTATTGTAACGGCAATTATCCATTGTGAATAAAATACCTTCTATCTGTAAATCCGGATTGAACCTCTGATGGATTCCCTTAACTACTTTCAGTAATTCCATGAGTCCATCTGCCGCATAATATTGTGGCTGCACTGGAATCAGAACACTGTCCGCTGCACTCAAAGCATTGAGCGTCAGCATTCCCAGGGATGGCATACAGTCAATCAGAATATAATCATACTCATCCTTCAGCAGTTCCAGATACTCTTTCAGCACCTTTTCTCTGTCCTCTACTGTAAATAAAGACATATCCATTCCGGCAAGCAATTTATTGGACGGAATTAGGTCAACACCTTCTTCATGGTGCAGAATTGCTTCTTTCGGATCAAATTCCAGTCCCATGATAATGTTCTCCATCATGCTTTTTAATGTTACCTTGAGATTTTTAGGGAATCCTAATCCCATTGTCAAGTGCCCCTGTGGATCAGCATCTACCAGGACTACTTTTTTCCCTGACTTCACCAGTCCGGCTCCCAGATTGATTGTTGTCGTTGTTTTGGCTACTCCGCCTTTCTGATTTGCAATAGCAATTACTTTACACATATACTTTCCTCCGATTTACTCTTTTTCTTCTACTTCAACATAAACACGAAAATATTTGCTTGTTCCTTTGTTCGCATAAGCATCCGATACTTCCAGAACATCCAATTCTTTATGCTTTTCCAAAATACGACGGAACCATTGGATATCCTTTAAAGTACCCTGTAATCTAATTTTCAGCATACATATCCTCCCAGTCTTTGTAAAAACAATACTCTGGGTAACGGATTTTAATGGCTTCCCAAAAATACCGGGCATATCCGCAGCAAAACAGATCTTCTACGGTATAATACTGACACTCTTTTAACTGATCTTCCTCTACTTCATAATCTCCGACACTTGGGGTTCCATTGCAGTAAAGATTAAATGCCATGCGGACGATCCGTAAACTTCCACTGGTCTGCCAACCTTCCTGCAGGGATTCCGTTTTTACACATCCAGTTTTAAAATTATAGATTTTATTCACATTTTCTCTTGTGTCTCTGTCGATACCCAGGCAATAAACCAGAGCCTGATGATAAACATCCTGATATCTGCATTTTTTCAGATATTCCATATAAAATTTTTCGTGTTCCTTGCTCTTGAAAGTAATTGTGCGAGAATTGCTATTCTCTGCTCTTAACGCTGTGTTTGTCATTTCTGTTTTCCTCCTAAATTTTAATAAAAAAGACACCCCATTTCTGGAATGCCCTATAAAAAATAGGGACACCCGCTTTTAACAAGTATCCCTATAATCTATCAATTATTTGATAGCTCTCTATTCATTTTCATATTCAGGATTTTTTGTGTTCCCCGTACCGAGGTCTAAGGCAACAATTACGGTTACTCTCTGCACAAGTATCTTTTCCTTGTGATTTTCACCGATTTTGTTGAAACTGAAAAACTCTACAAAGTGCGTAAATTCAAGGATTTCTAGGTATCTTTCCTTTGTAGTCCCACCACTGTCTCCACATGTTTTGAGATGAGGGGATAGCTATCAAATGGAAATTACCATGTTCCTTTTTTAGTGATTTTTATTTGTGGAAACATATCAAAGATTGACTGCCGTATGTGGGAACATATCGACAAACATTTTTGCAATCATTATTATACACCCTACATGTGGCTCATCTAGATTAATAATTAGAATGATTATTCATTTTCTGTCTGTTGCATGATTGATATAGTAACCATTTTCATTCATATGGTAATATGGTCGATAATAAACCTGAATGGATCACATGCTTTTTTTCTCGGAGTATTTTACATATAAAATAGAGAAGTATTGAATTTTTCCCTATAAGACAGCTTGATACCATAGCAAAGCGTCCTTTTCTAGTTGTTTTACAAATGCATCCTTACCGGCGCAGTAGCCTTCAATATCCTCCGGGAATCGATAAGCCAACTCCATCTTTAATTTGCCATACTCTAAAGCGATGTCAGGATGTGTACGCAGAAAATCCCTTACTGCTATGTGCCTAGTAATATCATTGTGATTGTTTTGCTCAAAAATATGAATTTGGTGTGTCCTGTTATCGCCACCTTTACGGAAATATCTCCGCCCTTTAATACCAAACTCACCCATACACTCATATCCAATGGCTACAAATTCTTTGTTATGCTTATCAACCAAACTAATATTTGTCACTACGGGCATTATATCTATGATTGGTTTAGCATGTAAACCTTTAACTGCTGTACTGCCAATATGGTAAATCTCCACCAATATGTCCTTCAAAATACTACTTATTTTCTGTGCTTCATTATCATATGCTGCTTCCCAAAAAGGGTCGTATGGAACTACCCGTATTAACATTTCTAAACCCTCCAATCAGATATTCATATCTTATTTCAAAACATTAGAAACTAGCTTTATAATGAAGCCACTAGCCAGAACAGACTATACTGACTAGCGACTACCTTAAATTTAATGTTTCAGATTTATTTTCTTATCACTAATTTCATAAACCACATCAGCCACATTATCGAGTAGCCGTTTGTCATGGGTGATAAACACTATAGTTCCAGCATACTCCTTCATTAATATTTCCAAAGCCTCTAAGCTTGGTATGTCAAGGAAGTTGCTGGGTTCATCCATTAGTAAGATGTTATATCTACCCATAAGCATTTTAGCTAACAATAATTTCATAATTTCACCACCGCTTAAAACAGCTAAGCTTTTTCCTATGTCGTTTTTTTTAATTCCCATTGATGCTAACACAGAACGAATTTCCGAAACATTGTAATCACAATCCTCCTGCATAAATTCCAAGACTTTTTGATTACTGTTGTACTTGTAACCATTTTGTGCAAAGTATCCTATTTTGGCCTTACGTGAAATAGTAATTCCATCTTCATGATTTAAGATCATTTGGATTAAGGTTGTTTTTCCTGTTCCATTACCTCCAGTTAGCGCTACTTTTGCTCCTAGAGGAATTTGAAAAGATGCATTTTCAAACAGTGCCTTATCCCCAAATATTTTATTAATTTCCGTACCGACTATAGGGTATGGATTATGGAGCTCCAATGCTTTACTTTGCCTGAAACGAATTCTGCGAATGTCTTCCGGAGCTTCTACATTTCCTAAGGCCGCAATCCTGTGCTCTAGGGATTTAGCGGCATTATGCATCTTTTTTTCCTTACTTCCTATTGATTTTTGATGAGCTAAACGCCCTCCGCCTTCAGTACTTTTTTTCTTTGAAGCACCTTTTGCCTTCTGTTCTATTTTACGAGCCTGTTTTCGCTTTTCCTCCGCAGCCCTTTCCAATCGGGCACGTTCCGCAATAAATTGTTCGTATTGTGCAGCTTGGCTCTTGCGTTCTTCCTCTTTCTGACGAAGATAATCAGAATAGTTTCCCCAATACTCAGTGATTTTGCCATCTTTCAGTTCCCATATTTTATCTACTATTTCATCAAGAAAATAGCGGTCATGGCTAATAACTAACAGTGCACCTGTAAAATATTTTAGCTGTCCAATTAGAAAATCAATTCCTTCACGGTCTAGATGACTGGTAGGTTCATCGGCTAAAATACCATGTACTTGTGCTGATAAGGCCTGTGCTATTTTAAGCCTTGTTTCTTCCCCACCGCTCATGGTCTGAATATTTAATTGCTCAACACCGAGCTTGCCTACAAGTGCAAAATCTTTTTCCTCCCGCAAACTTACTTCATCCAACTGAGGGATATAGGAAAGTTCACCCAGACGATTAATTTTACATCCTTCTGGAGTTAATTCCCCTAAAAGCACCTCGAGTAAAGTGCTTTTCCCTGCACCATTTGCTCCTACTAAACCAATACGGTCATAATCATATACTTCTATTTCATCTATATCCAAAACATCTCGCCCTGTGAATTCCACACGAATGTCTTTTGCTTTTAATATCAATTCCATAACATTTCCTCCTGTCTATAATCGCATGCTTTCATTTGCTTGTACGCAGGGAAAACCCTGCGATTTTAGCAGGAAGAATTACATGAAAATAAGATACATAAATATCCCTCCAATATTATTTTATTTTAAATCTAATTTTCTAACCTCTGTTATCATTGGGCAAACTATAGCAATGCCAATAATTAAAATACCTGATAGTAAAAACCAATGATTTACACCAATTCTATCAGCAAAGAATCCAGAAAGAATTAATCCAATTGGCATAGCAAATGACATAATACTTCCGGTCAAAGAAAATACACGTCCTAAATATTCAGGCTTAATCTTCTCCTGAAAAAGAGCTGTTTGCACACCGCTATAAAATGGCACCGAAAGCCCCATTACTGCACAGCAAGCTACAAATATAACAAATCCACTTGGAGGAAGTAATCCTGAAACGGCTAAACTGGCTCCCATTATAAGGAATGAACCTGTTATTAGTAATACACGCTTTTCAAAGTTCCCCAACCTTCCTAATAGTAGACCGCCTACTAGCATTCCAGATGCAAAAGCGATTTCGGTAATGGAAATATGCACAGGTGTTCCATTAAAGTATTCCATGCTAATTAAAGGAAATAGTGCATTAATTGGCATATACACAAACGTATATAGCGTTCCTAAGAGTAATAAGGCAAATAAGCCTTTGTTTTGTCTCAATGCGACAATTCCTTCTTTCATTTCTCTTAAGAAATTTGGTTTCAAACTTTGCACTTGATCGCCCAGCTTAGGAATACTTACAATTGCTACCGTAATAGATGCAATCACAGCGCCCAATACATCGATAGCAATAATTGCATTTAATTTCCAAACGGAGTATAACAATGCTGCAGCCGCCGGACTAATAATATAGCTTATCGACTGCACAGACTGACTATAACCTGCACATTTCGTAAGCTGTTCTTCTGGTACTAAAAGCGGCGTAACCGCATTGAGAGCCGGAGAATGAAAAGCCGTTCCAATGCTACGGATAAACAATACTACCATAACCATCCATACAGATAACTCCGTATACAATGCAACAATAGCGAGCACTGCTCCAGCTGCTGCTATAATTAAATCAGCACCAATCATTATCTTCTTCCTATCATGACGATCCACTAATACACCAATGGCTGGTCCAAAGACCGCATAGGGTAAAAACCCTACTAGTGAAGCCATAGACAAGACCATCGCAGATCCTGTTTTTTCTGTAAGGTAAAAAATTATCGCCATTTGCAGGATGGCACTAGTGATTAAAGATACCGCCTGCCCTGCCCATATAGTATAAAACTTAAGTTTCCAATTTATATATTTTTCCATTTCTATTATCTCCTGCATATTATTTTGCTTAAATTTCTTTTTTAAATAGTATTCTAGGCAATAAAAAATGCAGGCCAAAATCCACAATGTGGCTTTTGGTCTGCATACATACAATCTGGAAACATTCATATTAAAGACATAGTTAAATAAAGGTATAGTTAAATAACCTATATCCTCACCTTAACTAATGAATGCTCAATATCGTATAAATAAGCACAACAAAAAAGCCTATCATTGGGATAGATTCTGCCTTTTTTATTGCCAGCTTATCTTAAACGTATTGATGCTGTCATAGTTTCGGTTCCTCCTACATCTTTATTTATATCAACCTATAGAATAACACAACAAAACGATGTGTTCAATACAAAAATAATCAAATGCATCTCATACTTCCATTTCGAAACCTGATTTGAAGGCTATGACGAAGTGGTCTTCATAGACTGTAACGCTCTGGATTATCTTCCTCACTAGCTTATCATCATATTTTAAGGTTCGGAATATGTTCTTGCGGATAAATTCAATCAACTCATTGATTCGCTCATTCTCGCCACTAAGAGAGGCGTCTTCTACTAAAAGGGTCTGTCGCTTGTCTCTCAGCTCATCAATCTCATCTGCTAGATGTTCATAATCTTTACCTTTATTGGCCAGCTTGATGAGTTCTTTTTGCTTTTCCTCCAGTAAGTTGTTAATCTCTGAAATTTGGTATTCTGTCGTTTCACCAATCACAGCATGAATATTCTCTTCCAGAGTCTTTATCATATTGTTCCCACCTGCAAGTAGCTTATTAATCGCAGTCATTACTGCACCATAAAGTTCATCTTCTTTTACGGTTCGGTTCTTACAGACTTCAGGACCCTGCTCGATTCTAGTCACACATCGCCAGACAAATTCTTTTCTGCCATGAATATTCCAATAGGTTCTCCTATAAATATCGCCACAATCTCCACAGAAGGTGATGGCACTTAATGCGTACTTACTACTATAAATTCGTTTGTTCTTACCTTCTCCTGTGTAGATGTTGCTTCTTCGATGAATTTCCTCCTGCACCTGCAAGTATAATTCTTTGGGAATAATCGCTTCATGGCTATTTTCAACATAATACTGTGGAACATGACCTTCATTTTTCACTCGTTTCTTGGTCAGAAAATCTACTGTGACAGTCTTTTGCAGAAGGGCATCTCCGATGTATTTTTCGTTTTGGAGGATTTTTTTAACTGTTTCCGGTCGCCATCTTGGTTTTCCCGCTGCTGTAAAAATACTATCTTTTTCAAGACCTCGACCAATACCCACTAGACTCTGACCTTCAAGGTATTCTCGGTAGATGCGTTTGATAATCTCAGCTTCTTCGGGGACAATAATTAAATTTCCATCTTCATCTTTCGTGTAGCCCATAAATCGCTTATGGTTGACCTGCACCTTTCCTTGTTGGTATCGGTACTGTAGGCCAAGCTTAACGTTTTGTGAAAGGCTCTGGCTTTCCTGTTGTGCTAGAGATGCCATAATGGTAAGTAGCACCTCACCCTTGGCATCCATGGTGTTGATGTTCTCTTTTTCAAAATAGACGGATATGTTCTTATCCTTGAGCTGTCTAATGTATTGAAGGCAGTCTAGGGTGTTACGCGCAAATCGGCTGATGGATTTTGTAATAACCATGTCGATGTTACCGTCCATACACTCTGCAATCATGCGATTAAATTCGTCACGCTTTTTAGTGTTCGTACCAGAGATACCATCATCTGCAAAGATGCCAGCAAACTCCCATTCATTATTTTTCTTTATAAACTCTGTATAGTGTGCGACCTGAACCTCATAGCTAGAATTTTGTTCTTCTGTTTCTGTAGAAACACGGCAATAGGCAGCAACACGAAGTTTCTTTATCTTTTCTTTTGCGGCTGTACTTCCTACTCTTTTACGAGCAGGAATAACCATTATATTTTTCTCTGTCACTTTATTCCTCGCTTTCTATCAGACTATATAAGTATTCTGCTCGTTCAAAAGGATCAACTGGCATCTTATTATCTGCCTTTCTCATTTTAAATCGTTCTTTGGGAGGGGGAGAGGTGAAAGCGGCAAGCTCTACCACTCGTCCTAAATCCTTTGCACGCTTATCTCTAACTTCTTCAGCTTTATCAAATATCTCTTTGTCAATAATTGCTGGATACGTATCATTTCCAAGGTAGTTGACGTTTTTCAAAATGCGACCCATCACAGAGTGTGTCTTATCAATACCTGCCTGTTCGCCAGCCACTGTAAGGGATAGTCCTGATATGTATTTCTCAAAGAATACCTTTACTTGACCTGCTGCCTTTTCATCGACAGTAACCACTCCATCTTGAATTTTGTATCCATATGGAATATATGCCATTTATCTCACCACCTTTTCTTTCAGGGAAAGACCGCATTTCAAATTGAATGTCAGCTCATCCCTGGAATTTACAATGATGTTCTCTACAAATTCTTCAAATAGTTCTTCCGTGTAGTCACCATTAAAATTATCTGCTGACACGTAATCAATGAGGTCCTTTATCTCGTTTGCTCGTAAAATCCCACTCGCGGAATTTGATACAAGGTTTGTTTTTTCAGTTGAAAGATTTTTCATCTCACTATCTAAAACATTTCGTTCCTGATTAAAAAGAGCTGGCTCAAGGAAACCTTTGGCCATCAGTGTAATAAGGGTGTTGCGTTCTTCCATGAGTTGCTCCATTCGCTTATCAATAGCGTCCATTCTTTCACGGTCGCTTTCTTCATCGATTTGGCTAATTGATTTGAAAAGTGGCTCTAGGATTAGCTTGTTACTGAAAGCAAGCTTATTCATCATGGTTGTAAATGTGGCTTTGATTTCCCCATCTCGCAAGAACAACATGGAGCAACTCTCTTTGTCTTCGATATGACCGATGCAACTCCAAGCAATGTAACTCCTACCAGCTGAGTAGTTTGTCTTTCTCCTAAAATTGCGACCACACTCTCCACAGACGATCTTGCCACTTAAAGCATATCGATTAAGATAAACGTTCTTTTTCACGCCCTTACACTTCATCTTGGCTCTTTCATCAATGAGATCTTGTGCCTTAGCAAAGTCTTCTCTACTAATAATAGGTTCATGATTATCCTTGTAGTAATACTGGTCTTTTTCGCCTGTATTTGGATGGCGATTGTAGTTACTATCGGTGTAAGTCTTTTGTAGTAGGACATCACCCATATATTTTTCGTTTCGAAGCATGTCTATCACCGTGCCTGCACTCCAGTGATTACCTCGTCTTGTTGGGATTTTGTCTTTGTTCAAACCTCTTGCTATAGTACCTCCACCTTTCCCTGAAAGGCACTCTGCAAAAATACGTTTGATGATTTCTGCTTCTTCTGGGACGATTACCATTTCACTATCTATATTGGTATATCCATAGGGTGGAGTACCTACATAACTGCCGTTTTGAAATCTCTTTTGAATGGACCAGGTTGAGTTTTGTGAAATAGATGCAGACTCTTCTGCGGCAAATCCTGAAAGAATAGAAAGCATCAGTTCACTTTCCATATCACCCGTGTTTAGATTCTCTTTTTCAAAATAAATATAAACACCGATATCAATCAGTTTTCTTACTAACTCTAGACAATCTACTGTATTACGAGCAAAGCGGCTGATTGATTTGGTGATAATAAAATCAATCCGACCTTGCTTACAATCTCGTATCATACGGAGCAGTTCAGTCCGTTTCTCCATCTTGGTGCCAGAGATTCCTTCGTCATAATAAAGACCAGCAAACTCCCATTCTGGGTTAGACTTAATATATCGCTCATAGTGTTCACGCTGTGCTTTAAGGCTTTCAAGCTGTTCATCACTATCGGTTGAGACTCTAGCATAGGCGGCAACCCTAAGTTTCGTATTAGGTAGTTGTCCCTTGGGCAGTTCATCTATTTTTGTTATCTTTTTCATCATCTCACCTCGCTTTCGCCCATTACATACATCACTCTAAAAGCTATTAATAGCAAGCTTTTCAGGACATAATCTCGGCTAAACGGGGAGAGAATTTCTGCCTGTTCAAGGCTGATATTTTGTTTAATTCATCCGCTGTGATTTTGCCTTCTTTATATAGGTTTGCGACAATACTCTCTGCTATGTGAAAATCATATTCCTTTTGCAGTTCTTCCTCTGTCATCTGCTCGGTCTTGCCCTTTAACGGACAACCATCTTTTACTTCAAAAATGTTCATAGAAAAACACCTCCTACCTAGTAGCCACGACAGGAGGTGAAATCTGATGATTTCTTTAATCTTTTTGATAAAAGTCACATTCATAACCATCGGCGTCAAGGAGCAGCCCTTTTGCCCAAGGTGGCACTTGACTCATTTGTTTACATACTTCAGTAACAGATATTTGAGGATTGGCATCAATAATTACTTCATCATGGACATGAGCCACAATACAATAAGTACTAAGCATCTTCATTGAATACATTAAAATATCACGGGAGATGGCTTGAACAATATTCTCTACAAACTTAGGACCGTAACTTTCAAGACGCTCCCATTTCTTTGTTCCGCCTACTCCTTCATAGGTAACAGACTCACCACCAAACTGATTCTCACCAATTCGAGGTTTTACATAGGCAAGCCTTCTGCCAGAGGGAAGAACGATAAAAAGCATGCCACTAAAACAATGAAACTCGATGCCATGGGTTTCTTGTGACTTATTTTCCTTAACGCATTGTTTAGCCGCCCGATCTACATCCCACCAGAACTGTGTGATGTTGGGATTAGACATTCTCCAGGCATTCACAAGCGGTTTTAATTCTTCCTCTTCAAGCCCCATCTCTAATGCACCCATGGCTTTTAGCGCACCAACAGAACCACCATACCCAAGTGCCAATTCAGCAATTTTACCCTTCTGTCTCAAGTGACCGTTCACACCATGCTTTTCAACGGGAACACTGAACATCTGGGAGGCAGATGCACAGTAGATATCACCACCACTAGCAAATACCTTTGTTCGCCATGTTTCGCCTGCAAGCCATGAAAGCACACGAGCCTCAATGGCTGAGAAGTCAGACACAATAAACTTATGACCAACTCTAGGTACAAAGGCTGTACGAATCAGTTGTGAAAGGGTATCTGGTATATCTTCATAGAGCAGTTCTAGTGTTTCAACATCACCATTTCTGATAATATTTCGCGCCTCTTTTAAGTCTGGCATATGGTTTTGAGGGAGGTTTTGTAATTGCACCAGCCTTCCGGCAAAGCGTCCTGTTCTGTTAGCTCCATAAAACTGAAACATACCTCTGGCGCGAGAATCACTACAAACCGCATTTTCCATTGCTGTATATTTCTTTACCGAGGATTTTGCCAGTTGCTGACGTAGCGAAAGAACTTCTTTTAGTTCACCATCGGTTTCCTTAAGTTTCTCTGCAACCGCCTTCTTACCGAGTGTCTCCATCTCTAGACCGTTTTCAGAAAGCCAATCTTTCATCTGTTGTACGGAGTTAGGGTTATCAAGTTCTGTGATTTCCTTCATATCGGACATCAGTTTGTTGCGAGAAATCTCATCCATAGCAATTGCTTGATTTACAAAATCCATATCCACCTTTATACCACGGTCGTTGATTTCTTGATCGAGATGATACTCCTCCCAGATGTCCTCTGGTACTGGAAACTTAATCAATCTTTGTTGTATCTGTATTTCTGCCTCCACATCACGCTTGTTATATGCTTTAAAATTCTGCCACTTATCGGTATCATCAGTGGGTAGGTTACGGGTTCTACCACCATTTATTTTTGTTGGAGTACATGGAAGACAAAAATATCGTATCAGGTCTTTACCCTCCGTCAGCTTTTGCTTTTCAAGTCCCAGCACTGCACCTACACCTTCTAAAGAAAGAGGAAGACCCATATAGGCAGACCAAACCATGGAGCATTTCCATGAGGAAGGATTTAGATAAGTCCCAGTGGGATAGCCCAAATAACGTGAAAGGCATACTCGCTCAAACTGAGCATTAAATGCCCACTTCGTAATGGTTTCATCGGTTAAGGCATCTAGGATTTCTTTTGGAATCTTTTCTCCATTCATCAAATCGATGACCTTAATTTCATCACCGTCAACCGCATAACCAAACAGCATCACCTCAAAATCATCTGCTTCTACGTAACGATAAACACCACTTTTTTGTAGATTTGTAGATGAATAGGTTTCGATATCAATTTCTAAGTTCTTCATAGCTACCACCTTTCCTAAATGAAAAAAGTGGCAGAGGGAAGTCCTCCACCACCATCAAGTTTTCTATTCCTTTTAGGCAAGGAAGTCATCATCGACAAGAGTCGTAAAATCATCTACTGCAGAAGTCTTACCGCCTAGAGGTTCTCCGTCTCTAATTTTTTGAATGTTACCAAGACCACAAGCTACACCTTTATTACCATTTGAGTTGAAAGCATAGAAGTTAAGAGAAACCCTGCCATAACAACCGCTGTATACCTCGCTACGATCCAGTATCGGCTTAACACTTTTGTCTACAATCTGTGGCGCTGTCTTGCTATTCGCATTGATGAAGTAATGGCCTTTATAAGCCTCGTCATCACGCTCTACATCTCCATCACGCAACGGTAGCTTAATGGCAGCTTTATTGGGTTTCTTGCCACCAAACTTTGCGATACCTTCCTCTATGGCAGCATCAACCGCTGCATGGATGGCATTAATAGTTTCCTTATCATCCTTTGGAATAAGGACGGATACGCTGTACTTTTCTGCACCACCATTAATAGATACAGGCTCCCATCCGTGGAAGTAAGAAAATCTTGAGTTTACACCTGTGATAACTTTTGTTTTGTTTTGCATATTTGCCATAATATTTAATCCTCCATAATTTCGTTAAATTCGTTTTTAGCATCTGCTACGTTCATTGCCGGTCTTTTATCTGAGTTTGGAACAAGAGTCGGCTTACCCGGTGGTTTGTAAATGAGGTCACCGAGGAGTTCCTCAAATTTGGATTTACCCATCAGTTTTTGCATCTCTGTCAGCGGAATAAGGCTCTTTCTGTAAATGTCCTTATATCCACCTGCCATGGCTTTTTCTGCAATGGCTCCTTCATCTTTGTACTTGCGAACCGAGCGACCTTCCACAACTTTAAAACCGTTCCACTCTTTACCGTGATTGACTGCTGCATCAGTGGCATAGGCTGTTATTTCATTCGCCCACTTGGTAAGGTCGGGAAGAATAAGTAAGATTTCTTCTATCTCAGCATCCGTCAGCAGAGGTGGCAGCTTGAATTCTTTCTCTGCAAGTTTTAGCTTTTCTTCGGCTCTAGCCCGGCATCTGTTTGCCGCTTTACAGAAGGTACACCATGGACCGGGGATGTATTCACCCTCACCGTTGAAGGCTTTGTCAGCTCTGGGCTTTAGTTCCTCTTCCGCCCAGCATTTTAGTTCTTCCACCGGTATTGTCCAGGTGCTGACATTTTCTCTTCTAGGCTGAAAGATCGTCATGGACACTTCTTTAATGTCGTACAGGTGATCATAGATTCCAAGTGCTCCTAGGGCATAGAGCTTCATCTGTGGATTGTCCACTGCATCAACTAGCACACCCAGTCCATATTTAAAGTCTACGATGTGAAGTCTGTCATCCGCGATAATCACACAGTCTCCTGTCCCAAAACCATCTGGAACATAACAAGAGAAGTCAAGACGTTGTTCAATAAGAACGATAGGATCTGTGCAAGACTTTCTTGCAAGTTCCACCTGCTCCATAACAAAGTCCACGTAAGCATCTGTACATTCCTCCATCTCATCAGAGTTATACTCAGAGATAGGTCGCTGACTTCTCATATGAAGTGCCTTTTTTAGTTTGTGTTCACACAGGTCATGAGCCGCTGTGCCTTCTTTTGCTGCCTCACCACTTTTGTCTTCAAATTCCAATTCAAGTCTTGCAGAGGGTAGGCAGTTAAGCCACCTGTGGGATGAGGATGCAGATAATATTGCATGATTACTCATTTCCAAGACCCTCCGCTTCTTTCAAGATGTCAGAATAATACGCCTTATCAACAGCACTTAACTTGTCTGCACCATACTTCTGAATGAGTCCTCGCACTTCGGCAGTAAATCCAAGCTGGCTCTTTTCAGCAAGTACCATACGTACTTTTTCCAGTGGGATATCCGGCTCTTTTACTGGTTCTTGTTCAGTGGCAGCTTTTGCACCTGGAGCAGGATCTCCTTCTGTCATCGCATCGCAAACTGCCTGTATGCTGTCAGCAAGACTTCGCATATCATTGACCACTTCAAGCAGTAGCTTTATTTTGCTCAAGGTCAGTTCCTCCTTTCGTCATTTCACAGATAGAGAGTTCCTCGATGCTGTCTCCAGGGATCACAATCGTTACACGCTGTTTACTCCCTAAAAGAAAGCGAAGAATTCGTTCCCTTACGGACACATTACGGTAGGTAACAAGTCCGCCTGTCTGTGGTTTCTTAGAAACACTAATTTTGAGATTGTGTTTCATATCCATCACCTCTTTCCAAAGGGCGATTTATTTATTGCCCTCTACCTAGTAGCCTCGGGAGGTGATAGAATCTGACGGTTTAGAAAAAAAGAAAGCCTACCAAAGAGAAGTACTCCTTGATAGGCCATGTTTATACTTGTGAACCCATAATATACCGTAATGCTTTCGTATCCATTCCTTCATTTACATAGTTAGTACAGAATGTATGTTTCAAAATGTTTGGAGTGACATCCTGTTTCTAATTTGATAGGAACAGGAAAATATATAGAGGTGGTTTATTATGCGTAAAAAGGAAGATAGATATGATTTTAGAGCCTTTGGTTTAGCCATTAAAGAAGCTCGATTGAAGCAAGGTTTAACTCGTGAACAAGTGGGAGCATTGATTGAAATTGACCCACGTTACTTAACCAATATTGAAAATAAGGGGCAACACCCAAGTATACAAGTTCTTTATGACCTTGTATCATTACTTCATGTGTCCGTTGATGGATTTTTCTTACCTGCCAACGATCTTGTAAAAAGCACCAGACGGTTACAGGTAGAAAAACTTATGGATAACTTCACTGATAGAGAATTAGCACTCATGGAAGCATTAGCTAATGGTATCAATGAATCAAGAAATGTCAAAGACTAGTTAAAGTTCATACATAACAGAAAGAGCCGATAAGATGAGATTGAATTAACCTCAAATTATCGGCTCTGCGTCTTTGCGTCTGGCTCTGTAATCACAGTTACTTTGAACTGCTTTATTTCAATTAAATTTTCTTGTCTGCATTTCGGACAATAGAGGGGGAATTTTTTTAATTCAGTATCTTCCCTTATCTTTAATCGTGTTTTATTTCCACATACAGGACACAATATCCACTTGTAGTTTATAATAACTATCTCCTCCTTTACACTTTAATTCAAATCTTTATTAAAAAATATTTCATCTTATTTAACAAGAAACCATATTTATATAACAACATAAAATACACTAAGTTATTTTATTGAACATATATCGTACTTTATCTATCCGACTATTTGGACGACGGGGCTGGCAAACAGGTTCACCGGTAGTAACATGGTACCCTTTTAACTCTGTTAAACAAACACTACGTCCATTTGTAAAGAAAGTTAAATCACTACGATATTCTTGAATACACCGAGCAGGGATTTCTCCACTAAGAATGACCTCATTATTTTTCAATTGAGTGTCTACGATGTTCGCACAATATTTAGGAGCATCGTTGTATGCTCGTGAAAGATATTCCTGTGGCGCATAAATTTTAAAACTAAGATATGGCTCTAACAATTCTGTTCCAGCTTTTTTTAAGACTTGTTCCAATACAATAGGAGCAAGCATCCGAAAATCTGCTGGGGTACTAACAGGGCTATAGTATAAGCCATACTTAAAACAGATTTTACAGTCCGTCACATTCCAACCATACAATCCTTGTTCACAGCCATAGCGTATCCCCTCCATAACTGCATTTTGAAACGATTGATTTAAGTATCCAAGAGAAACCGAGCTCTCATACTGTACTCCGCTCCCTAATGGAAGCGGTGCTACAGATAGACCAATGGAAGCCCAGAAAGGATTCGGTGGAACTTCGATGTGAATGGTATACTCTGCTTTTTTTAACGGTCTTTCCATATAAATGACTGTAGGCTCTTTTATTTCTATCTCCACATGATACTTTTCTTGCAGCAGAGCACAAGTCACTTCCATTTGTACTTTCCCTAAGAAAGAAAGTATGATTTCATGTGTCGCAGAATCCACATAATATCGCAGAAGCGGGTCACTGTCGGAGATTTCTAAAAGTGCATCAAGTAACATTTCCCTTTGTTGAGGTTTGCTCGGTTCAACAGTCGTTTGCAGCAGAGGGAGGGGATTTTCAATTCTCTCTCTCTGTGGCAATAGCTTTGTATCTCCAAGAACACTATTTAACTTCAAAAACTCATTCTGCAAAATAACAATTTCCCCGGAATAAGCCTTATCGATTTTACATAATTCACCATTTATTGAAGTATACATTTCTGTAATTTTTATTTTTTCCTTTTCCGATATTCTAACCGAATCTCGCAAATGCAGTACGCCACTATAAAGACGTATATATGCAAGACGCTGTCTTTTTTCCGAATACTCAATTTTGAAAACTTTTCCGCAAAGTTCAGACTGACCTCGATGTGTTGATGAATAAAATTTATTCGTAATCACTTCTATAAGGTTATCAATCCCTATATTGTTTTTTGCACTTCCGTGATAAACAGGGAACAGGGAACAATTATGAAATCTTATGCTTTCCTCTTGTTCGAGTTCTAATGCTTCCAATAATTTCCCAGACGTATATTTCTCCAAAAGGTAATCATTTCCTTCTATTACCATATCCCATTGTTCAGATTCGGTAAAGTTCATTACACGCATATTAGGATGCAGTTCTACCTTCTGTTTGATTACAATTTCCGCAGAAAGTTTCTCTTTAATATCCTGATAAACCGTTGATAAATCAATTCCATTTTGGTCAATCTTATTGATAAAAAAGATTGTGGGAATACCTATTTTCCTAAGTGCATGAAACAATATACGAGTTTGTGCTTGTACGCCATCTTTTGCAGAAATCAGTAGAATTGCCCCATCTAATACTGATAATGAACGATATACTTCTGCTAAAAAATCCATATGTCCTGGCGTGTCTATGATGTTCACCTTAGTATTCTTCCACTGAAAAGAGGTTATCGCCGTCTGAATTGTAATTCCTCTCTGACGTTCTAAAAGCGTATTATCCGTTTTCGTTGTACCTCTGTCCACGCTTCCTAATTCTGTAATCGCTCCACTGTTATATAATAAGCTTTCTGTTAAGGTAGTTTTTCCCGCATCAACATGAGCTAAAACTCCAATATTAATAATTTTCATGTGATTTTCCTCCATTCAAAAGCCCAAAAGGGCATAAAAAGCATACAGATATTCTCCGGATACTTTAGAATCACATGATAAAGGTATTCTTAAACTGGGTACAAAAAACTAAGCCCTCCTAAAAAAGGACATCCAATTATTTGTTCCCACTATCAAATTGACAGTTTATTTAAGAATACCTTGCCGCATATTTATTAACTCCTTTTAAATAGATACTTAAATAATAGCACGTAAGAGCATATTTGTAAAGGAATCTCCAATTTTTTATCAAAGAGAGTACGTGATTACAAAATAGCTGTAATAATGTACCAATATTTGTTATTCTATAATCTTCCAGTTACTTCCGCTCTTTTCAAGTACCAAGTCAAATTGCGATACCTGCGTTGCTTTAGTCTGCTGGTCGAGGTACTTCACTGCCAGCGATACCGTGATTTGATTACCCTTGCGATTGTAAATAGGATTTACCAGTTCTTGAAAGATATAATATTTGCCGATTGGTTTTAATATCCCATCATTCACATAGTAGGAAAGTTCATTGGCTGTAGCTATAGGATAGAGCTTAAAGAACGTGGTTATAAACTTACTGATTTCATTGGTTGGGACTAGGAAATAAACCCTAAATATTTAAAACCTGTGAAATCAGTCCATAACAAAGATTGATTTCACAGGTTTTCTTTTTGAGATTAAATAGAATTTTTGAGTTTATTTCTAGTCACTTTCAATATATGCAAAGTGTACAATAAGCATTTTTGATACTTCTTATTTCAAGAGTTCATTGACCCTTTTTTGTACCGAAATGTAGTCATAACCGGCATTTGTAAGTTTGTTTTTTCGATCTTGTCCGTTACCCCAATCGCCACGAATGACTTCCTTTGCGATGGCATCAATAGACTTTTTACTAGATAGCATTTCATTGACCTTTGATTGCACTGCCACATAATCATAGCCTGCATCCGTTAAACGTTTCTTTCGTTCTTCGCCATTACCCCACAACCCTTGAATGACTTCCTTGGCCAGCGTCTCAACCGATTTCTTTTCTGTAGGAGCAGGTGTATTTTCTTCTTTGCCAATATGATTAAGCCCTGCACTTTGGATAATCGCTTTGTAATCTTTATAGGCATAGTTCATGTCTAAGTTTCCTGAGTAACCACTTAGTTTACCTTTGCTTGTGTACTGCCAGATACCATGACGAAGAGTCGGTTCTTTACTGGACCACTGAGCGACCCAGAAATCATAAGGTTCTAGACGATCCAGTTCTGTTAAATCTTGAAACCAAGAACTAGACGCATAGATGCCGGTGTAATAGCCAGCACTTTCTACGGTTTCACAAAAGCCTACTAAAGCATCGGTAATGGCTTTCTTGCCACTTGGTCGCTGGTGATAATTATCCTCTGTATCAATAAATACAGGGTAGGAGATGGTCTTGCCTTTGATAATTTCAAGGCATTTCTTCGCTTCTGCTATGCCCTTGGCTTTGGTATTGGCACAGCTGTACCAGTAAACACCGACAGGAATACCTCTCTCGTGAAAGGCTTTGTAGTGTTTTTCAAAGGCATCATCTTTGTGTAAACTCACTCCTGTACCGTGACCGGTGTATCCTGCACGTAGAATGACAAAATCAACCTCTTTTGCAAGATGGTCATAGTTTATCTGACTTGGTTTTTGCCACGTGCTGATATCGATTCCTTTAGTTTTCATGATTATTCCTCCTCGTCGCTCTTGTTATGAAGCTGTTCTAATACATCTTTTAGTTTTTCTGGGATAGGTAGTCCAAGGTGAGCTGAATTTTCTAACAGCGAAATTCCCTCATTTGATAGATAGAAGAAAACAATCGCTGTTCTTAGTACGCTCCCATCACCAATCACATAAACATCTAAAATGTTGGCCACACCCACTAAAACAAAAATCAGCACTTTACGGCTGATTCCGATAAATCCCACTTCACTTGATAGGGTCTTATCAGCGATGGCACATAAGACACCTGTTAGATAGTCGATGACTACAAAGACTAGTAACGCATATAAAAATCCGTCTGCTCCTCCTAAAAACCATCCGAAGAATCCACCGATTGCTGTTATCACAACTTGGATCCAGTTCCATATTTCTTTCATTTAAAATTCCTCCTTTTGATGAAATAAAAAGAACACCTACTTTTGCAGATGTTCCTTTGATTACTCTATTTGTTTTGGTAGCCACTCCCAGAGTCTTAAATCCTCCTGCCCTAGTGACCACATACACATGCCTCGAAGTTTCCACCGATAAGCTGCTTCATTTGCCCAGTACACAAGGCTATCCACATCCTGATAATAAAGAATGGAAAATCCGTCACCATCACCTAAGAAAACACGAGATATCCAGATGTTAATATCCCTTGGAATGATGGTGACACTGTAGTCCTTTCCGCACTGGATGGATGGCATCATATCTGAATGAAAAAAGTCATAATCAAGGGAGATGCTTTCACTTCTTGTGGCTGATTCTTCAAGGTCTGCTGTTAAAGTAAACACTTGAAACTCATCATCCCAAGAACAGTTACTTCTTGATAGCCGACCATAAGTTTTAAATGTTCCATCGGGCATAAGTACGTCAAAGCGTTCATAAGGCTCATAGGTCCAAGCATCGCCTAAGCGAAGCAACTGGCAATGGACTTTATTATTCGAACGAATACCTGCATACCCTGTCACATCCGAGCAAGTGGATGTAAAGCGCAGTGTATTGGATGCAGAGGAATAGACCCGCACTTGATTGCCACGCTTTCGAATTTCTAGAGTGTAAAAGCTTGGATTCGATCGAATGTTTGCGGCCGATGTTTTTGAAAAGCTGGTGGCATAACTACCTTTTAAAGTAGAACCTTCATACAGTTCAATACGCTGGTTATCATAATTAAAGCAACAATAAATCGTTCCAATAAAAACACCTGCCTTGCCACTGAAGGTTTCAGGAAAAATAATCTGTGCCCTTAAATGGATATCTGAAAAATTGTTGTAGTTCCATGCTAACTGACCCTTACCCTCCAGTTGGGAATAGGGTCTATTCATCGAACTGCTTGTATCTTGCCAAACACTCCATTCGCCTGATAATGTTGTCCAGTAGCTTTGGGGAAGAGGTGGATTATCTCTAAAATCCTCATACCACACCAGTGCAGAATCTGCTTTTCTTCTAAGCATCTCAAGTGTCAGCTTGAAGCCTGTGGCAGGTCCTACCATATCACCATTTACATCCTTGAAATGTCTAGGAGCTAGGGTATATTCTGCTTCACCAACAGTTGGCTCCTCAGAAAATGAAGAACAGACTCTAAATCCATAAAACTGTACACCCTTTGCCCCAAGCGAAATGGTGATGGTGTGTGTTCCTTGAGAAAGGCTCACTCCTTTTTTAAGCACCGCCCAGAAAGTCGTTCTCCAATAAGGCCACCACAGTCTGTTTTCAAAAAAATCTACTTCATTTCCATCAAGGGAGATATGAATATTATTTTTATCCCAAAATGGAAAGCCTAGCTTTACTGCTACATCATAAGTACCTGCCTGAGCAAGCGTAAAATGATAGGTTGCCGCACCTTCATCCCCCAGTGTTGTGACGCTATTAGAAACAGAAACAACACCAGAATAACTATCCGGCATGGCATCATGATCTACATAAACAGTTCCAAAGGCTAACTTTTGTTGTTTGCCATAGGCTGTCAGATACTGTCTGCCATTGTAGCTTGCAGATAAGAGTGGATAGCTATAGCGAGTGGCATCTCTTCCTTCCATATAATCGTAGACATGCGGCAATGCCCAGGGCACTTTATTCTCATCATCCCAGTAAGCCACGATGGGAATAAACGGTTGAGGAGGCGCATCGTCTGTGAAATTATAGACTCCTGTCATCCAGTATTTTGCCGCATAGTAGGTATGAGACGTTCCCCTATAGGCTTTACCTAGGTTTTCTGGTGTGTCATAGATTTGCCAGTTCCATCCATAAGCAGGCATCCCAAAGAAAATCTTGTCGGGATTCATCACTGTAACGGCATAATCATAAATGCCTTCAAGCCAGCTCCTTGGAGATACAGGTCCCGGTGCAGAACCTGACCAAGCCATACCATAACTCATAATTGATGCGGTATCGCAATAAGGGTCTAGGTCACCATAGACGCACCAGTTCTCACCACCTACAGAGCCATTGACACTGGTCATACCTGGAAGGCAAATGTTCATCAGTTTACTTGAATCATAGGCTTTGATGGTGTTGTAAATATTTTTAAACATGGTCGTTGACTCAGCATGAGTGGAATAGTCATCGCCTCTTTCTAGGTCAATATCAATACCATCGCACCAAGGATACTTTTTCATAATACGAATAAGCTCGGATAGAAACAGTTCCTGAGCGCCATTCGTGTTATCTCTCAATGCTCTGAAAATACTATTTGCTCCATCATTGGCAATGGTAAGTAACCATTTGATGTGACGATAACGGTTAATGTAGGGGAGCATACTACTGATGGTGACACCACTCTCAACAATTTCACCCGTAGCTCGTACCTTAAAAGAAAAAAGACCGATGGTATCAATCCGGTCTCCATATTTCTCTAAAGCTTCATACATCCGTGCATTTCCCATAAAAGTCCACACCATGATTTTCTTGCCTTTTAGTCGTTCCATTAGAATGGTTCACCTCCGTCTTGCATTTCCTGCATGGTAAACAGCACCCTTGCAGATTTCCCTTTTTCAAGGGTCACTTTGTGCTTTGAGTCCCAGGCAGCACTGTATTGATAGAACCCCTCTTTGGGTTCGCTTGCTCCGTTTTTGGTACATGCTCGTGTAGATGCTAGGAGCGCCAAATCAACATCTTTTCCAATGGTTCCAGGGAAGGAGACCTGTTGCCCTCCTATACCTTGGCTTAGTTTCACTGTTCCAGCAGACATAGAAAGCTTTGGATAGATATGAATATCAAGTCCTGCAGAGGTTTCACCAACATTAAATAAAATAATAGTTTCTTCTGAACGCACCACACCGTTAAACCAAACAGGATTCTTGATACTGCCATCTTCCTTTAGTTTTTCTAACCTGCTCTCTGTATGAGGCGCATAACCATTTAGGGCAGGTCCTTCTTGTAACTGGATGTCCGTAAACCAAATCATGCCAGTGCAATCATAGAGGGTAGGTTTTATGCTTACACTCATGACACGCTTATCTTGTTTTTTATTTATGACTTCTGCCAACCTTATAAATTTAACCTTAGCCATCTAACGTCCACCTTATTTCACAGGGATGACCTACCCATCCCGTGACCACTGACCCTGCTTGTAAAAAGAGATCCGTAATATAAAAAGTGCCTGTGCAATTTGTGACACAGACACGGATGGTAATGGATTTTACTTTAGAAGAGTAGCTTTCTGGGAGTATCTTTTCTGATGTTCTTGAAAAATAGGCCACCAATCCACCTCCTTAATACAAATCAATAAACCTTGCTTCTGTCGTTCCATCTTCATATTCAATAACCACTTCAATGCCAACCTGTGAATTGCTACTCAGCTTTTCAAGGTTTTCAGATGCGATTTGTGCCGAGAGCGTGTAGCTAGAGCGATTAGCCGGATAGATGGTCTGAGCCATACTCTTTGTCATATTTGCTATACCCATTGCCTTAAAGGATGTCGACCCACTTACACCGTTATCACCATCTACTTCAAAGCCTGAGTTAACCCAGTAAGCCATTCCATCATCAGCACGAGAATTTCGCAACAAATTAAAAGGCACCATTTCCCGGATATCATTATTTGTCACCATACTTGTGCCTTCAAGAGAATCTGCCACGTTATCCCACTGGCTTGCAGAACTACCCAGATTTTTAAGGGTAGTGGATAGTTCTAATACTGTATTCCATGGTTCTTGTAAGTTATATTCTCTTCGTATAACACGAGTGGTCACCGACAGTCCTAAATCTTTATCTTCTACATGAACATAATCGCCAAGCGACCATGCCTCATGCTCATAACCCGTTAACACCGATAAATCCATTGCGTTTAAAACATAAGAGATGTTTGGTTTTGAATACTGAGCCAGTCTCATCTCGGTATATTCTTTCATCTGATAGGGATTGGTAAAGGAAGAACAATCAAGCGTTGATATTCGAATATCAGACGAATAAGTATAGTCCTCCACATACGCCTTTCCTCCATTGATGTCTGCAAAGGTAAGACCATCGCTGCCAATGGCATAGAGCCTTGTTACAAGACTTCTGGTATCAACGACTCTTTTAATGCTCTTCATATTTTTCTTATAGGCGAACAATGCACCACTATCCGTACCATAGACCGTTAAGAGATGGACCAGTCTATTCGGGCAATCAAAGACAAGGTCTCCACCGTGTAAATCAGCAACCGTGCGAAGGATGGAAAGTGCATTCTTTTCTGTACTCGTCCAGGTTCTTTTGCTTCGTACATTGACTGTACCTACGCTCCACTCTGTTCCTTCTAAGGCATAAGCCATAGAGACTTCAGCAGTTTCTGCATCAAATTTATGCTCTTCCTTTCGCACTGAAAAGGTTAAGTCATAAAACTCTGCCTCGGCATACACTTCTGTCGCAAGATTCCCCTCACTATCTTTTGTATCCGTCAACGTCCTTACTTTGTAGATGTCATCAACAATCTGGATTTTCTTTTCACTATCAATAAATCCCCGCTTGGGATCACGGTAGGGGATCATAAAGGAGAGCGTATCCTCGCCATTGATTTCACTGGTTACCACAATGTTATAAGCATTTTCTAACACAGCCTCCCAAGCCCCATTTGAATCCAGTACGACCGGTCTTGAAAAACCAATCCTCTCATAAGGTGACTTTGGAATGTCATATAGCCTGATATCAATAATTCGAGGGGTCTTACTCGTATCTGTGGTAGTAAGTGTGACCTTAAAACGAATGTATGCCTTATTTGGAGATACCAGTTTTCCATCAAGTGCGATGGCTACCCAATCACTCCAATGAACTAGGTCATCGCTTGTTGAGGTTTCTATCGGCCCAACTGCAGTTACCCCAGAAATATATTCACTGGTAACGGAGACCCGACCTGTGCCAGATAGATTGCACGTTGCCGGAGCCGTATATAGTGTTCCTTCCGTTGGATAGACACCTTCTGTTTCCCTTAAGCTCACCACTCCCGGTACGCTAAGAGCATCAACAGCACCGCCCATATCACCACCGTTAGTCAAAAGAGACCCATTGAAATAATCAATCAAATCATCCGTTGTAAGACTGGAATCCATATCAAAAAACCAGTCATCAAATCTTCCTGCATACCAATAGGCATCTGCATGCATGCCCATAATGATGTCGGCCGTGCAAGAAGGATTTAGTGTGCCTGTAAAGGAATAAGTCGGGGACACCCAGCTTGTTCCGCTCGTCTTATCTCCCAGTACAATCCATGCATTTTTATTTTTTGGTTCTATGACCGTGCAAATAAAATACACACCACCATTGATGAGTGAAAAAGGCGGTGTGGTTGTTTGGTCGAGTATAAGAGAACCACTAGCGTTATAAAGCATGATTCTAGGTCTGCCTGCAAAGAGCGACAGGTAAAAGATTGGCTGACCAGGACCATAGCGCGTATTCAATATGGGACAGTAGGTATTTCCCACCGAATAAGTAGTCGGTATCATCCAACCGCCAACAAGGATTCGTTCTCCCATCTCCGAAAAGAAAGTACCATCATTAGCCACTTTAAGATAAGTCTTTTCCGTAGCGGGATTGTTGATGTTGATTCGGATTTGTCTCCCTTTTTGGCCGCTTTGAAGGCTTGCAGTTGTTCCTAGATAATTTACAAGCTCTATTTTTCTGTCTAACCCAGAAGAGTCTGCAAGATAGCCATATTCATCAACTGATACATCATTAAATCGCCACAGTCCAGATTTTGCATATTCGACCGGAAACTCTCCCGTAAAATCTGTCTGTTTATTTAATATTGTTTTTAGTGCCACTGGATCACCTCCATCTACTGCGAGCCTTTATTTCAAGTGCTGTAAACACAGCATTATTCGTTGTTATTGCTAGGGTATTCGTGCCCACATGAAGACTTGGAAAATCAATCTCCTCTAGGTAAGGCAAAGCGTTTCTTAAGATTATCCCGTTTTCGTCTTCCACATAAGCCGTCATCTTATCTGTATCAATGACAAGTGTTTCTTCCGCCAAAAGTACAGCATTCACTATTTTCATTTCCAAGCCATTGGTTGTAACAGAAATAGAATTGTTCACACCCGATGTGATGATTCCCTTCAAGCGATACATAGGACTGGATTCAACATTACCGGTCTGTCTTGTAACCGTGTGGTCGCCTTCGCTTTCTATTAAATAATTTTCATCCGTAATGGCATAAGCAAAAGGGTCAGGACAGAAAAATTTCAAGTTAAAACTTCCTGCAAAACGAATGAGTCGTTCACAATCCACTTTTTCATTCAGCCTTGCCATGAAATACCTGTCGGGTACATCATCAAAAACAAGCTGTCTCAACCCTTGCATTGGATCAAGCCAAGTAGAAATATTATCAAGGGTAGTCACCAGTGCAGAAAAGCTATGCTTAGGATAGATATTACAAGCTACATTGATTTCTCGGTAATCAAAATCAGCCCCAAAGTCTGTCACACCATACTTTCCAGGTACGGTGGTGGTAAAATTACGCATTCCTCCACAGACCTGCCAGGAAGTGAGCCTGGCTTTTAGTCCCATGCTTTTTGAAGAAATATCGTCATATGAAAAACCCATCGGCACACCTCCTTATGTTGTAGAAAACCGGCCCTGAGCACGAGAGCCTGTCTGAATTAAGTTATAAAGTTCCTGAGATACGCTTCTGATATCATCTTCACTTCGTACAATCATCTGCTGTACAGTAACTAGCGACCCACTGACACCACCTAGGGAAGAGGTCGCTGCATTTGATATCACGCCGCCTACAGAAGTATCCACTGAAAAGTCTGTAGGCAAGGATGTACTCATATCACTGGCAAGACTGGTCATCACATCGTTGATATCCTCGCTCATCATTTCAGCTGCTTTTACAGCCTCATCACCGTTATCTTGGATAGAACCTGCAAGACCTTTCACAAGCATTTCACCAACCCACCCCATCTGTTTCGATGGTGATTTGATACCGAAGAAATCCTTGATGCCAGTCCAAATGCCACTAATCCAACCACTGACTTTATTCCATAACCAAGAAGCAAGGGATTGAATACCCTGCCATAACCCTTTTACAATGTTGCCACCCACGGTCACGATGGAACCCATGGAGTTTGTAAATGCTCTGACGATGCCGCCAATAATCTGGGGCACTGCTTTTACGATTTCTACCACAATGGTTGGTAAGTTCTGAATGAGTGCTACAAATAGCTGAACCCCTGCCATAATGATCTTGTCGATGTTTCCAATTAATGCATTTACAATACTTGAAATGATTTGAGGGATTGCCACTACAATGGTGGTAATAATGGTCGGTAGATTTTGAATCAGTGCAACAAGTAAGTCGACACCCGCTTGTATGAGTTGTGGAATCGAACTTAAAATCCCATTTAATATTCCATCAATTATCTGTGGAATCGCCTCTACAATAGCCGTAATAATTTCAGGCAAGGCTGTAACCAGCGATGTTAATAGCTGAATACCTGCATCTATAATCTGAGGAATTGCGCTTATAATAAAATCAACGATTGCCAAAATAATCGTAGGGAGAGCCTCAATTAGTTGCGGGATCGCCTCGAGAAGCCCCTGAGCCAAACCAAGTATTAACTGCAGTGCTGCGTCGAGCAGCATGGGTAGATTATCCACCAAACCTTGCACAATCGTAGTAATTGCATTAACTGCCGCAGGAATAAGTTCTGGGAGAGCCTGCCCAAGACCATCCACTAAAGCTGCAATTAACTGAACGGCTGCATCCACTAGAAGTGGTAGATTTTCAATTAAGGCATTGACAATCGTAAGGATGGAATCAACCGCTACCGGTATCAGGGTAGGTAGTAGGTTCATCAGTGCGTTTAGTACCTGAGTAAACAAATCGGTCACCGTAACAAGCAATGTCGGTAACAAATCTGAGATGGCATCCAATAATGCTTCAATTGCGATGGGCAGGGCCTTTACGATATTTTCAATCACTGGAGTAATGTTTTTTACCACCGACTGAAAGGCATCCACCATGTTTTTACTGAGTTGTTCCATATCCGCATCGGCATTTCCAAAACCAACTAAAAGATTTTGTAAAGCAGATTCAAAAGCATTCAAGGACCCTGAAATAGTCTCCTCTGCCTCAAGAGCAGTCGTACCAGCAATGCCCATGCTTTCTTGAATGACATGGATGGCAGAAACTACATCGGCATAAGAAGAAACATCGTACTCAATGCCAGAGATAGCCTCGGCATCAGCAAGGAGCCGCTCCATTTCACTTTTTGTACCGCCATAACCAAGTTTTAGGTTATCCAGCATGGTGTAATTTTGCTTGGCAAAACCCTGATAGGCGTTTTGAATGGATTCCATGTCAGTACCCATTTTATTGGCATTGTCAGACATATCGGTGATCGCCATATCCGCATATTTAACGGCTTTTTCTGTATCCCCTCCAAGAGAAGAAATAAGGCTTGCAGAAAAAGAAGTCACGGTTTCCATGTAGTCATTGGCAGAAAGACCTGCCGTCTTATAGGCATTCGATGCATAGTCTTGTAACTGCTGAGAGTTTTCTTTAAAAAGCGTATCCACACCACCGACTAATTGTTCGTAATCTGCATAAGCGGAAATGACTTCTTTACCAAGTTTGACAGCCGCCGCACCTGCTGCAACAGCAACTGCTCCCATCGCAATGCCGATAGATTTTAGAGTTGTACCTAAGCCTTTGAACTTAGATTCAGACTTTTCAGCAGAGTCAGCCGCCTCATCAATCTCTTTTCCCATATCATCTGCACTGTCGGTGACATCGTTCATTTCACGGTTCATGTCATCGAGAGCATCTTCAGCATCATCATAATTGGAGTTAGCTTCTTCAAGAGCAGCATTATTGCTACTTAACTCTCGCTCCATATTGTTGAGTGCAGCCTCTGCGTTATTTAGCTGAATCTGCCAATTTTGCGTTCTTCTATCGGTTTCTCCAAAGGAAGTAGCTGCATTTTCAAGAGCCGACCTCAAGGTATCAATTTTGCTTTTTTGGGTTTCAATCTCTTTATTGAGGACTGAATTTCTGGCGGAAAGAGCCTGGACAGACTTATCGTTTTTATCAAATTCTGAAGCTACCAGTTTCATTTCAGAGCCAAGTACTTTAAAGGAGCGATTGATATCTGTTAATGCCTTCTTAAATTCTTTCTCGCCTTCAAGACCAATCTTCAAACCAAAATTATCTGCCATGCTTTCCACCTCCTTTGTCAGATTCCATCAGGGATGATGTCATCAATAAATATCTCTCTTTTTGGTTTTGCCAGCCCCTGATACTGTTTGTGACACTCCCACAAGTCTAGTAGCAAACCAAACGGCATCAGCCAAAATTCATCCATGGTCAGATGTAATGCGCTGATGCCGTAATATAAAAGCCTCGTAAATAACTCTTCGTCACTTACGGGGCTACTGCGTTTTTTTGGCTTTCCTCACTGAGTACATTTCTTTTTGCACCCTTGTAAAGGGCATTCATAATTGCCTCTTTGTACTCTGCCAAATCAATCGGGCTTGTGAGAATTTCTACCTCATCTTCTGTCAGTAATTCCTTCGGTGCATCCTTGTGCTTGATGTTATAGACAAGGGTACTTTGATTGGCCAGTAAGGTAATCAGCCACACAATCTCCGAAAGTGCCATCTCGACATTCTCAGACTTCATTAGCTTATCGCCTAAGTTTTCAAGACCACCATATCGTCCTGCGATTTCCTTTGTTGCTTTTGTAGTAAGTAGTAGCACATATTCATCGCCACCAATACTAATGCTTGCTGTTCGTTCGTTATCCATGAATTATCCCTCCTTATACTGTGTAATCCGGTTCATAGACTTCTGTATACCAACTGCTGATAACCGATGCCGGTACATCCTTATCGCCTTCGGTCACTTCCGCTTTCCAGGGATGTTTACCGCTTGTATCCGGCTTGTTTCTTCGGAGAACCGTACCTTCAATCGTTGGTGTTGAGAATGTAATACTGTCACCTTTTGTTGCTAGGTTTGTCGCAGGAATACCGAATTTCACTCGATAGAGCCAATAGTATTTATACTTGCCATTGGATTTCTTTGCTCTAAAACCAACAGCCACGGGATCCCCGCCATCTTCACTGTTAGAAACCACAACGTTGTTCTTATCAACCGTGACTCCGGTTAAGGCGGCTGCAGTAGTCGAGCCAATATCATCCACTCCAAGAGAGATAGTGCCATTTTTAAATTCTTTAACGATTTCTGCCGCACCATCATCTGCATAGAGAGTTGCCTCTGCCAGTTCAACAGATAACTCTGCTGAGATTGCTTTTGCCAGCTGAGTGGGTGTGCCATAGATTTCTTCGCCATTTTCATCATCTGTGATGGTCGCATAATAAAGTTTATCCAGACCAATTGTTGCCATTTTTAATTACCTCCTATTTCATAATGTTTGGCTACATCCACGTTGTAGTGGTAATAGCCCGTATCATCTTCAAAGCCGATGTAGCTCCGTGCGGTTATGGTGAAACTGGAATCCAACAATAACTGCACCACTTGATTTTTTAACGCTGTATAACTACCTTTGCTATAAATTGAAATCCGTGCCTCTTGAACATCGATGCATGGTAAATTATCCGAATGAAGGTCAAAGCTATCGCTCATCGGAACAATCACCATGTACTTTGACGGCGCAGCATCCGAGAACACGCCTGTTTCTATTGGAACGTCTAGTGTTTCTAAAACTACTTGTAAGTCCTCTAAAATACTCATAGCTTTTTGACCTCCTCTTCAAAAGTGCTTTTCATTACTGAGATACACTCAGACTTTGATGCACTTTTAGCTGGTTTCAAAAAAGGTTTTGCAGGTTGACCGTGTTTGCCATACTCAAGGATGTTTGCTATTTTTGCGTTACTCTCACCATCAGGCCTTGGTTCAGAAAATCCAATTTTTATATTGTGGTTTCCGTTCCTATCTAGCCTGACTGAAGTGACACCGAGTGCCTTTTCTAATTCACCCGTTGATCGTGATTCATGCTTTGTACCTTTACCGATTACAGCAGAAAGATTACTCTTCGTTCGTTTAAAAACGACTTCGCCACCTGCTTTTAGCACCTTTTTGGCAACAGGGTCAAAGTCAGATCCAAGCTTTGAAATCTTGAGCAAAAAATCATCGGGCATCTTAATATCAACTTTTGCCAACGCTACTCACCACCTTTTTTGCCAGGACTTCTGTATACATCCCTCGACCTTTTACGTTTTCTACCGAGGTAATATCAAAACGTTCTCCATCACATTCAATAAAGTGTTCTGTCGTAACCTCAACTTCTGGAATAGCACGAAACCTGAATAAATCCGTAGCCTCTGAAAAAGTAGCCAGGTTAGCCCAGCGCTCACTACCATGACGCCCTTCTCTATAAACTCGAACTGAGGCAAGTATGGTCTGTGATGTAGTGGCAAATCCCTCACTATCTTTCGTTGTTGTAATTGCTTTAATATCAGCAAATTTATTCATTTTTCCAAAACTCATCTCTTACACCTTCCAATCCCGATCAAGTCGCAAAAGAAGATTGACCGTATTCCACACCTGCTGACCGGCTTGCACATTGTCAGCAAAGAAGCCACCCGTACTGCCATCTCTACTTTCATAGAAATGAGAGGAGAGCATAATAACAGCCTGCTCAGTAGTAGGCGGCATAGGATTGTCGCTATAGAAATTTTCTGGTACATGCTGATAACTTTCGGCATAACTGACAGCAGCGGTGATGAACATCTCTAATAGTTCGTCATCAGCGTCATGCTCTAAAATCAAGTTTGCTTTTACCTTTTGAATCAGTGTCATACCGCCACCATCCTTTCTCTTTTTAATCAGCTTCCATGAGTCCTGCTGTTTGAAGCTTTAGAAGCAAGGCATTAAAATCAGCAACTAAACTCGTAATATCTTCTGCCACACTAGGTGCTTGGTTTTCTGTAGGAGTAAAAGAAGAAGGGAGACCTGTTACGGTTGCTCCCTCCTTAATCTCTAACGTTCCTGCGATGACGGTTTTATCTCCGCCTTGTTCGGTGTAGTTTTTTGTGTTGTAATCCATATCGCACCTCCGTTAGGCTTTCTGCTGAAGAACCTTGATTGCTTCAGGTAGTACTAACTTGCCATCCACACGTTCTTTAGCTACAAAACCGACCATGCCATTACCTGCAAACAGCTCACGAAGTTCTGCAAAGGAACGAGAACCACGATCTCCAATGTTGTAATAAGACAAATCGCCAAAGATAATGGTCTTAGCACCTGCCTCAATGGTAGGCATATAAGCAGATGTATAAACAGGATAGCCAAGCAATTTATCTGGTTCACCTGCAACAAGAGCTGCTTGCCACATATAGGCACCGTTACCGTCCTTTAGTTTTCTAAGGGCTGCAATGGTCTGGTCATTTAAAATGAACACGGCATTTTTACGGTAAGGACGCTTCAGTGAATACACCAGGTTAATCACTTCGTCAGCAGTAATCGCCGTTGCAGATGCTGTGGTCACTCCTACTTCAGCTCCACCACTTGCAGCTAGAATACCCAGTGGTTTCCCTGTACCATTACCATTAATAAAGGCATCTTCTTCGGCATTGGCCAGAGCCTTATAAAACTCCTCAATGATGTAGTTCTCCAGTTGGAAGGCATTGTCATAGAGCAGTTCCTCGGTCACCTTTACAGCTACGTGAAGTTTGTGAGCATCCAGATTAATTTGAGAGAAGGTTGCATCACTAAAGGTCAGTGCCTCGCCCTCATCAATCCATGCAGCTGCAGGTTTTGTAGCTGCAATATTGATTTTTCGCTCACCTGATGTGGTAATTCTGTGACCCAGCTTACGAATGATATTCTCTTCTTCCAGACCATCAATCAATCTGCTGTCGTATTCTTCGGGTACGAGATAGCCACCATCTGCGTCTACCCCTTCTTGTAGGACATTGGATACATTACGGAAGTTTGAGCGAAGGGCTGAAAGCATGGCAGTCTTATAAGAATCAGCTGCTCGGCCAGTTTTAATTTCACTGTTATCCAGTCGACCATTCATCGGATTTTCAATGATTGGCTTGCTGACAGGTTTTTCAAGTTCAGCCTCGATTGCTTCACGTCTTTCCATGCGATGGATTTCATTCGTGAGTTCAGTGATCTCATCTTCCATGGTTTTGTAGGTTTTATCATCTTCTGCGGACAATGTGCCATTCTTGGTTTTATGAGTGTCCAAGAACCCGTCCATTGTTTCAATGAGCTTTTTGCGCTTGTTACGCATTTCTGTAATCGTCATAGTAAAATTCCTCCATTTACATATATTTTTTGATAATTAAAAGACGCTCCTTGAGTTCATCAATTGAGCGCCCTTGTGGTTTTAGAGTTTCCTCTGCCTTGATTGGTATTGTCTTTTCTGCAATTTTATTTAGCAGATTCGTAGCCACTGCTTTTCTAGAAAACGCATAGGCAGAAAAAGTGGGTTCGGATTGTTTCTCATCCTTTAGCACATCGTCTGCAAAGCCAAGTTCTATGGCTTTGTTGGCATTCATCCAGGTTTCAGAATCCATCAGATGAGATAGTTTGATGCGAGATACTCCAGTCTTAATCTCATAGGCATTGATAATGCTTTCTTTCACCTCATCTAACATCTCAATCGCGCGTTTCATGTCTTCATGATCACCCATCGTGATGGTTGCTGGGTTATGAATCATCATGAGTGCTGTCGGAGCCATTAGTACCTTTGTTCCTGCCATGGCAATGACAGAGGCGGCAGATGCTGCAATCCCATCAATCTTGACGGTTACCTCATCTGGGTAATCCATCAACATGGTATAAATCTGACTTGCGGCAATGCAATCTCCACCCGGTGAGTTAATCCATAAGGTGATGGGGCCTTTTCCGCTAAAGAGTTCATTTCTAAACATCTGTGGGGTCACATCGTCATCAAACCAGCTTTCTTCAGCGATTGTTCCATAAAGCTCAAGAACTCGTTCTTCTTGTTCGCTTGCTTGGTTCTTCCATCGCCAAAATATCTTGTTCTTCATCCAAGTCTTCCTCCTTTCCATCCTCGTTTGTATTTGCGAATGCACCTGCCTTTGTAAGAGGGAGCATATTCCCGTTGACAAGGTACATGTCACCGCCGTCCTCTGCAGGAATACGATCTAGGTTTTCAAGTTCCCTAATATCATTTGCACTCATCCAACCGTTCTGCCTTGCTGTGGCATACCCGCTCATGCGACTAACATAATCCCCTCTAAGCAGACCTTCTACATTGAATCTAAAGAAGTATTTTTTCTTTTCTTCCGGTGTAAAAAGGGTGCGTGCTAGGGTTTGCTCCCAACGCACTACCCACGGGTCTAAGGTGTATTTCACAAACTCAAGGGATTGTTGCTCAATATTTGAAAAGCTCGATTTTTCAAGGTCGCCTACCATGTGGGGAGGGACTCTAAAAATCCGAGCAATTTCATTGATTTGAAATTTCCTTGTTTCAAGGAATTGTGCTTGTTCTGGTGAGATAGAAATCGGTGTATATTTCATCCCTTCTTCAAGCACAGCTATTTTATTGGAATTGGCACTGCCACCAAATTGTGACTGCCAAGCCTCTCTGACTTTCCCAGGTTCTTTAATCGTTCCCGGATGCTCCAACACACCACTGGGGGCTGCCCCGTTAGCAAAGAACTTAGCTCCATATTCCTCTGTTGCAATGGCAAGACCAATCGCATTTTTAGCCATAGCAATTGGGGAGTAGCCAACAAGCCCATCAAACCCGAGTCCAGGAATATGAAGTACATCTGAGGTACTAAGTTTTACCGTCATGCCCTTCGTACTGTTCACATCATCTGCACCTCTGGTGTATAAGTAATAGAGCTGCCCACTCTCATCTCGATGGACTGACATCCGATTTGGCATCAAGGGGTAGAGTCCTACAACTTCACCTTTGCCATTGCGAATAATCTGCGCATAACAATTCCCCCATAATAAAAGATGAGTCATCAATGTTTCTCTAAACACAAAAGAACTCATCTCAGGATTTGGTTCATCATGCAAAAGTCGATACAAGGAATGATCAATTGCTTTTTCCTTGCCACCATCCTCTGTATAACGATAAAGGTGCAGAGGAAGCCCTGCTACTGCTTCAGCTAATATTCGAACACAAGAGTATACGGCTGTCATTTGAAGTGCCGACCGTTCGGTCACTGTTTTACCTGCTGTGCTTGAACCCATTAAAAAGGTATAGTTGGAACTCACAGCTCTATTAGTAGGCTTATCTCTCGCCTTAAAAATGGATGATAAAAATCCCAAAACCAATCACCTCCCTCATATAAAGAGAATGCCTCGGTTGTCATAAACCGAAGCACTCGTATCATTGCCACAACGAATCGCTCGATCAAGAGCCATAATCGTTGCCACTGCACCATCAATCTTTTCTGATGATTTTTCCTTGTCCGGCTTGATGTTGCCTGCCGGGTCTGTTCGAACAAAAATGTTATCCATCATCCAACGAAGTACAGGATGCCCACCATGAGCAACCTTTTCTTCTAGCGTTAGTTTCATCAGTTCCTTAGTCGGTGGACTCATATCCTTAAATCCTTGACCAAAGGGGACAACAGTAAAACCCATGCCTTCTAGGTTTTGAACCATTTGTACGGCTCCCCAACGGTCAAAGGCAATCTCACGAATATTGTACTTTTCGCCAAGTTTTTCGATGAACTTCTCAATAAAACCGTAATGGACCACATTGCCTTCCGTTGTTTTAAGGTGATCCTGCTTTTCCCAGACATCATAGGGAACATGGTCACGGTTGACCCTGGCACTTAGAGTTTCTTCTGGCAGCCAAAAGTAGGGAAGAATGATGTATTTATCATCCTCATCTAGGGGAGGAAACACCAATACAAAGGCAGTAATATCAATGGAGCTAGAAAGGTCTAGTCCGCCATAGCATACCCTTCCAAGTAAATCCTCTTCATTTACGGCAAAGGCACATTTATCCCACCTGTCCATTGGCATCCAGCGAACCGCCTGTTTGACCCACTGATTAAGTCGTAACTGTCTAAAGGCATTCTCTTCTGCAGGGTTTTGCTTGGCTGATTCACAAGCGGCTTTTACCTTATCAATCCCTACCGTTATGCCAAGGCTTGGATTCGCTTTTTTCCACACCTTCGGATCTGTCCAATCATCTGACTCATCTGCTCCATAAATAACCGGATAAAAAGTAGGGTCAATCTTTCTTTTCTCCATGAGGTCTTTGGCTTTCTGATGGGTTTCATAGCAGATTGATTTTGTATCAGATCCTGCCGTGGTGATCAGAAAATAAAGAGGCTGCGTTCTGGCATCACCAGAACCTTTGGTCATGACATCAAAGAGTTTTCTGTTGGGCTGCGTATGCAACTCATCAAAAACAACACCATGAATATTAAAACCATGCTTTGAATAAGCCTCTGCTGAAAGCACTTGATAAAAACTATTAGTCGGTTGGAAAATGATCCGCTTTGTTGCCGATAAGATTTTAACTCGTTTACTTAGAGCCGGGCTCATACGTACCATATCAGCAGCCACTTCAAATACGATGGACGCCTGTTGCCTGTCTGCAGCGCATCCATAAACCTCGGCTCTTTCTTCGCCATCACCACAGGTAAGCAGTAATGCGACAGCTGCCGCTAATTCAGATTTCCCCATTTTCTTAGGAATCTCAATATAGGCTGTATTAAACTGCCGATAGCCATCTGGTTTTAGTGTTCCAAAGAGATCTCTGATAATTTGCTCTTGCCAATCAATCAGTTCAAATGGTTTTCCAGACCATTTCCCCTTGGTATGACTTAAACACTCAATAAAGTTGACCGCATAATCTGCAGCATCTTTATCGTAAATAGAGTCCTTTGCCATAAAAGGAGTCGGTTTATATTTCTTGAGCTTTCTGATTGCGGTCACCTCCCTTCAAAATGAGCATAAAAATAGACCCGCATCAAGCAAGCCTTATTACTCTTTCTATACGAGAAACAGAGCCAATGTTGGCACTGTCCTCTATTGCTATTTAGTTGTGTTCTAATAATAAGATTGCAAGTGCAATTTCTGCATCCTCATCCACAGGCTCAATGTCCCAGCCTCGGTCATAATTTGCAATAATCTCTTCTTTGCGCTTAAGCATCAGCTTTGAGATGCGCCCCTTGTCAATGCCAAATTCCGAACTTTTCTCATAGCACTTTACCCAATAATGGATGATGCTGTCATGAACTTTAATGCTACCTTCTTTCCACACGGTTTTATTCCTCCTCGCCTGTCAGAATGAATCTGGAATAGGCCCCCACGTTATCTGCAAGGTAAACAAGTAGCTCGTCATATCCTTCCCTCAGAGCGATTTCCTGTACTTTTCGCACATCAAATATATTGGTTTCACCGGTATCTCGAATGGCAAGAATCTGCTCTTTTATCTTACTTGTCATCTTCAACCCTCCTGCAAAGGTCTTCTCCAAAGACTACGGATAAATTGGAGCCTGTATCCCAAGACACCATTATGGAGCCGATGTCATCAACACCTATGACTGTTCCTTTTGTGCCAATCATTGGAGCTTGAATATCATCCATTCTTAGTAATTCTACTCGGCAGCCTACAGGGTACTTCTCACGAAGATTTTGTAACCGTTCTTTACTAATTATCCTCATTTTTTGCTCCTCCTTTAAATGCCGATGAACCTGTCAGGTTTCTAAGCAGTATTTTTCGCTCATCTTTATAGTCTTTTCCAATAAAGCCAAGGCGGAGTAAAAAGCATCTGAAGGCGTATTTTTCATTCTCTACTTCTTTCTCTTTCACCGTGATGCGTTTCTGATTTATCGCCATCTCTGATAAGGCTGAAATGAAGTGGGTATATGCTTTAATCTCTTCTGGTGTTGGTAACTCTTCAAACCAAGGAAATGAAACTTCATCTTCAGCAATTTCAATCGGCAATTCTTCTACATCAAGTGCATGGCGGATTAATTTTCCTTTTGCTTCAATAATGGCTTTTAGGTTTTCAAGTGCCTTCTCAGTAAAATTGCTCCTTGGCATGGAAACTGTAAGACCAAACTCCTCGCTGTCTGCCCTTTGTTTGCCCTCTGTGGCGCTTATCTCTTCCTCAGCAATAAAACCCTCGCTGGCTAAATGTCCTGCCACACGTTCGATTTCTTCGCTGTTTACCTTGTCACTGAGTTCAAGGTTTCCATTCTTGTCGATGGTAAAGTCACCTACCTCATATGCCATACTAGGCATTCCTAGGTACTTTGCTTTAACTCCTGTGAGAGTACTAAGAGTCGTTACCAGCCTTTTTCTTTCTGCTCCTGTTACATTGTATTTAATGACCATGTACAAAACCTCCTTTGTTTTGGTATGTACATATATCACTCTAAAACACTTATATAGCAAGCTTTTTATCAATTATCTTGCGGGAAACTTTACTAGTATTTCTTATTCATTGGTTTCCACCAATTCATCATATTTATAACTTAGTCCATCCCTTTGAACACGGACTTCTTTGGAAGTTCCAACCTGCTCAATGTAGCGTTTAATAATGACATCACAAAACTTCTCATCTAGTTCCACGGTGTAGCAGATGCGTTCTGATTGCTCACAGGCAATTAGGGTACTACCACTTCCGCCAAATGGGTCAAGCACAATGGTGTTACTCATAGAGGAGTTCAAAATTGGATAGGCGAGCAGAGGGATAGGTTTCATCGTAGGATGGTCACCGTTTCTCTTTGGCTTATCAAATTCCCAGATGGTGGTTTCTTTCCTACCTGTATACCACTGATGCTTGCCTTTCTTCTTCCAGCCAAACAGCACAGGTTCGTGCTGCCATTGATACGGAGAACGCCCCAGTACAAGGGAGTCCTTTTTCCATATACAACAGCCGGACAAGTAAAAACCGGCATCCGAGAAGGCTTTTCTAAAATTAAACCCTTCGGTGTCGGCATGGAATACATAGATAGAAGCATCGTCTGCCAGTGCTTCTTCGATATTGATAAAGGCATCTAAGAGGAACTGATAGAAGGCATCATTTGCCATATGATCATTTTTGATTTTCCCAGCAGTTCCTTCATAGTTTACATTGTAGGGAGGGTCTGTTAAGCACAAGTTTGCCTTCTTTTTATTCATCAGCACATCATAGGTTTCTTTCTTGGTAGAATCACCACATATAAGTCGGTGTCTGCCAAGCGTCCAGATGTCACCAAGCTTGCTGATGGCAGGCTTTTTTAGTTCTGTCTCCACATCAAAGTCATCATCGTGGATCCCCTCTTTCAGCGTGTCTTTAAATAAGTCATCCAGTTCTTTAGGGTCAAATCCAGTTAGGGAAACATCAAAATCTACACCTTGTAAATCTGAAATTAAAAGGGCCAATTTATCCTTGTCCCAATCACCGCTGATTTTATTGAGCGCGATGTTGAGTGCTTTTTCTTTTTCTTCGTCCATTTCAATGATGACACACTCAACTTCTGTGATGCCCATATCCATGAGAACCTTCAGTCTTTGATGCCCACCAACAACATGGCCGGTCACCTTATTCCAGATAACCGGCTCTACATAACCAAATTGTTCAATGGATCGTTTTAATTTATCGTATTCTGCATCTCCTGGTTTCAAATCTTTACGAGGATTGTATGTTGCAGGGATGAGGTCTTTTGTGTTCTTCTTTTCAATCAACATATTTGTTTACCGCCTCCCTTAGTTCTGTATAGCAATCTAAAAATTCCCACGAGCTTAAGCCATATCTGAAATGACCATACGTAGCTGTATCTGCATAAATAACATCCGTCAGCTTTAGCTTTTCGATAATGGCTGCAGGTCTTAGATTGAATACATCTAAAACAGCACGACAAAGGATACTTTCTTCCACCGTGCCTGTTCCAAATGTATCAATCTCAAGAGCAACAGGATCTGCTTTTCCAATGGCATAAGAAATTGCAACCTGACATCGCTTAGCAAAGCCACATCGAACAATATTCTTTGCAATCGCCCTTGCCATGTAGGCACCACTACGGTCAACTTTGGTCGGGTCTTTGCCTGAAAACGCACCGCCACCATGAGCAGCTAATCCGCCATAGGTATCAACCATGATTTTTCTTCCTGTAAGACCGGTATCTGCTGCAGGTCCTCCTTCAACAAATCGTCCACTTGGATTAATGAGAATCTCTGTTTCATTGTCAAATGGATATTTTTCAAAGACGGGCCACAGCACCTGAGCGATGACTTCATTTCGCAAGACATCTAAATCTTTATCTGCACTGTGTTGAACAGAGACAACGATGGTCTTAATTCGTTTTGGTTTGTCACCTTCATATTCAACGGTCACTTGAGCCTTACCGTCTGGGCCAATATCTTTAATGACGCCATTCTTCATCACTTTATCCAGCTTTTCGCAAATGGCATGAGATAAGACTAAGGGGAGAGGTAACTTCTCACTGGTTTCGTTAGTGGCATAGCCATAGACTGTACCTTGGTCACCCGCTCCTAACATGGAATACCATGACGTATCACCCTCACGAGATTCCAAAGCTTGATCTACACCATCTGCGATATCTTTACTTTGTTGATGGACATAGACAAAGACTAAAAACTTTCTGGGATTGTAGCCCACATCCGTCAGAACACGGCGAACAACACCTCTGATATCAATTCTCTTTGAGCAGGTAATCTCACCGGCAACAATGATGTGTCCTTTGGTAGCCATCACCTCGCAAGCAACACGAGAGGATTTATCTTTTCTTAAACACGCATCTAAAATGCTATCTGAAATAAGGTCACATAATTTATCAGGATGACCTTTACATACACTTTCACACGTTCTATATTTTTCCATTTTATTTTCCTTTCCGAGCAGATAATAACCGCTCCATCAAATCATCCTGTGGACTTCTTCCACCGAACTCCACAGAGCAGTTTTCTTTTACAATTTGGTAAATCTGATACCAACACTGGTTGACCTGTTTCATGTATTCACGACTCATCGCAACGTAAGGTGATGCGATGGCAGCGGAAGTGGTTGGATGCTTGGCAAGAAAGCCATACTCTGAAATGCACTCTTCGCACTGAATCCAACGAGAAACACTCATGGCATACTGCTCGATTAACTGGTTGTTTACTAACATTTCGCAGCTACGATCTTTCAGCCACTTGTAAGTTTCGATATAAATATCTTCTGCACAGAGGTCTTTGCCATTTTTCTGAGTAGCCTTTAAATAATCTTTTACAGCTGGCACATCTGCACCTTCTATATCCGTTGGTTCTGGCAGTACCAGAGCACCATTTAATCTGCCATCAGCGATTTTGTCGGTTAGAGCCTTTGATTTCCTTCCTGCACCAACACGCTGACCGCCTCTTGCTGTACCGTCTTTCGCCATGTTTTCACCCCACTTTCCTAAAAGGCTTTAATACCCCCTTTGATTTCTGATTTTTACACGCGAAGCCCCAGGCCGTTGTCCGCCATAAGAGGTCTAGAGATTTGACCTCCCCCTTGGCTCAGCTACGAATCTGTCGATCACCGAGTTCTAAATGAATCTTGTTGTGACAGGATTTACATAAGGACATCAAATTACTTCTATCGTGTGTACCACCTTGAGAGACAGGGAGGATGTGATGCACTTCATCAGTGGGAGTTAGTCTTCCATCCTCTTTACACATCTCACACAGGGGATGTTCTTGAACATAGCGGTCACGGATTCTTTTCCAGGCTCTGCCATACTTTTTATTAACATCACTTGACCGTTGGTACTTGTCATAGCGCCTACGCTCTTCTACTCGATGGTCTTCACAGTACTGGCCATCGGTTAAGTTGGGACAGCCTGGTGTACTGCATGGTCGTTTTGGTTTTCTTGGCATCATATCACCTCGCTTTCTGGGCATAGAAAAAGCCCTGCAGGGCATGGCCCACAAGGCTTGGTAAGTATTCTATCTTGCTGATTATAATGTAACATGAAGATGAGGTGCTTATCTCTGCTCAAAAGTGCTCATTGCTGTTCAACTTTTGAATAACAATTGGATTTTCAGGTACGACCACATGATTTAAGGCATTGCCATGCCATCTGCGAATGGTACTCTTATCAGCGTTCAGCTCATCACCGATTTGCTCCCAAGTAAAGTTATGAACATAACGGTAACGTAACACCATGCGTTCATCGATATCCGTTACTTTATTAATCACATCTCGAATCTCTGCTTTAAGTGCTACAAGGTGATCCACCTCATCATTAATCTTGATTTGAAGTTCTTCAATTCGCTCCAGATATCTGACAAACAAAGCATCGGTATGCCGTTGGGTTTGTATTCTCTCGCCCCAGCTGGGGGAGGAAACACTGGTCGATAACTCCCTTAGCCTTTCCATTTCCTCAATGTTGGATTGGATTCGTTTATCTAGCCTGTAGGCTTGATGTAAATATTCTTTTGCTTTCATTGCTCGCTCACCTCCGCTTGTAGCTTTTTGATTAGGATTTCTCCATCAACAGAGGTAAGTTCTCTATACCAATCAGAGCGGAAGAACCTCTCCACCTCGTTTTTCATATCTTGTGCCGGTCCATAACGTGGCCGTTTCTTTAATTTCTTTAAGGCATCTCTATAATCCTTAACAGCCATCAAAATAATGGCATTGGCTAAATCTTGATAAGGTTCTGTCATCGCATCACCTCTAAATTCGCCTTTACCGCATCAATCAAGGCATCTTGAGTTTTCTCCTTTTTTGTGAGTGCAAGCAGTACGTCTTCATCGATGGTGTTTTTGGTGATGATGTGGTGGACAATGACCGTATCCTTTTGCCCTTGCCTATAAAGTCTTGCATTGGTTTGCTGATACAGCTCTAGTGACCAAGTCAGACCAAACCAGATAAGTGTTGAACCTCCGCTTTGAAGATTAAGACCATGACCTGCACTAGCTGGATGAATAACTGCAATGGGTATCTTGCCATCATTCCAATCTTTAATATCCTTTGATGACTGAATTTGTCTGACTGGCAATCGATCTTTAATTCGTTCTAAATCATGCTTATACCAATAAGCAACAAGGACCGGTTTTCCATTCGCTCCTTCGATTAAATCTTCCAAGGCATCTAGCTTTTTGTCATGAATCACATGAGCTTTATTTTCGCTATCGTATACTGCACCATTTGCCATCTGTAGCAGTTTTCCAGAAAGGACGGCCGCATTAACCGCATCAATTTCTTCATCACCTAAGTTAGCCACCATGTCCTCCTTAAAATCTGAATAGACTTTCCATTCTTTTTCACTTAAAGTGACGAACACCTCATTGCTGACGAATTCAGGCATGGTGAGATAATCGGTAGATTTCATAGAAATGGTGATGTCTGATATTTGTTTGTAGATTTCCTCTTCAGCACCGGGTAGCGGTTTATAAGAAAATATAATCTGAGCATTTCGCTTATCTGGCTTAAAATAGGTATTTCGATAATGACTAATATAGCGTCCAAGCCTTTGACCCAAATCAAGAATTCGAAATTCAGCCCATAAATCCATCAATCCATTACTGGAGGGAGTACCGGTAAGACCGACTATTCTTTTTACAGAGGGTCTTACTTTGAGTAGACTTTTAAACCGTTTTGCTCCATAGGATTTAAAGGATGACAATTCATCAATGACCACCATATCAAATTGAAAGGGAATACCACTTTTGTGAACCAACCAATCCACGTTCTCACGGTTGATGATATATAGTGTGGATTGTTTTTTGAGAGCATCGATTCTTTCTTTTTCCGTTCCCACTGCCACCGAGTAAGAGAGTCCTTTTAAGTGATCCCACTTATTGATTTCTGCTGGCCATGTATCCCTTGCTACTCTTAAAGGCGCAATCACTAACACCTTACATACTAGAAAGCTATCTAAACACAAATCAAATATGGCAGATAAGGTAATCACACTTTTACCTAAACCCATTTCAAGAAATACAGCCGATATGGGATGGGATAAAATGAATTCAGTGGCATAGCTTTGGTATTCATGTGGCTTATATTTCACTAAGTATCCCTCCAATCTGTTCTACATCATCTAGGCAATAAACTAGAAAGCCTAATGCCTCTAATTGCTTCTTTCTTTTTTTCTGTAATGGTCGTATCTTTTTTCCTGTTGCCTTACATTCGACAAAGGCGATTTTTCCCATGGGAAGTAACACGATGCGGTCGGGCATGCCATCTATACCAGGACTCACAAATTTCGGTGCCATACCTCCCATGCTTTTTACTGTCGCTACCAGTTTTTGTTCTATATATTTTTCTTGCATAAATGACCTCCATAAATTGATTAGGAACAACAAGCACAACTTTTAACGTTTTTTCCTATACGCGCGCATACACACGCTCACGATGCCTTACTACTACTATTTATTAATTTATTACTAAGTAGTAAAACTCTTGTTCCACTCATTCCATTAAAGCCAAAATGTCGGTAATGACTGGGTTTTTAAGAGAACAAGCATAAGGAACAACTAAAGAACAAGGAACGACCTTACTCATTCTTCTCGTAACAACGTTGTCTACCGTAAATGGGAAAATTACTTGTTCCGTTCTTGTTCCCTTGGTACTTGTTCCACCCATTAATCTTTTTCATAATGCCTGCAATGGCATAGGAGTCCGCAGGCTTCATGGCAGAGGCATCCCTTCCAAAGCATTCGCACCAAATTTCCATATTACAAACAAGCGTACGTTCTACCGTACCGACACGAGATTTCCCACCAAATTCACTACCGTTTAGGTAGTTTCTTCGCTCGTATAAGGACAAGGCATTCCAGTCATCGGGTAAAAGCGTATCAAGGTAAGTGCGAACAAGGCCTTCTCGCTCATCACTTTCCATGGCATCTGCCTGCTCATTCGTTGCCAACTCTACATCACTGCCCTCTAAATAGAGCTTTTCACCTTTGGCATACAGCACCAAAGTTTCTGCCCAAATCTGCTCTACATCGTATACGGACATCTGCCACGCTTTTCTTTTACCATCACCACTAATGCGTACAGGCCAGAATCTACGGTTACCGGTGACATCTCGCAAAAATCCGCTTTCTGCATTAGTAGAACCGACAATGATACATTGACGAGGGTGACTTTCCACATTCACCCCATAACTGGCACGATATTTATCATCGGATCTTGAAATAAAGGATTTCACAACCTCCACATCGGTTTTTCGCATGCCAGCTAGTTCGCCCAGTTCTAAGATCCAGTATCCTTGAAGTTTTTCAGGGCCTGCTTTGTCTTTCATATCGGTGAGGGTTAAACTATCGGAAAACCAATCACCTGCAAGTTTTGCAAAGAAGGTAGACTTACCGATGCCTTGTGGTCCATTCAGAATTAAAACGCTGTCGAATTTCGTACCAGGATGAACAATTCTAGCGACTGCTGCCACCATCATTTTTCTAGTAACGGCTCTGGTATAGGAATTATCTGTTGCATTAAAATAATCAATCAGTAAGGTCTCAACGCGATCGGTTCCATCCCACTCTGGTAGATGATCCAGGTATTCTTTTATAGGATGATAGGATCGCTCTGCTGCGACTGCTAATATGGCATCCTTTGTTTTGGTTGGGGAGTAGATGCCATATTTATTAGACAGATAAACTTTAAGGGCTGCATTATCTGAATCATTCCAACCGCCCTTCATTTGCTCCCAAGGTAGTCCATCTCTTGCATCGATTCCATCACGGTGCTTATTAAAAGCAATAGATTCTAGTTCTGAATCGTTACGGATGATGAGAACGATATTATCCAAGGTATCTTTAATCTTTCCTTGCTTATCCAGTTCAAGTGCTGTCTGCCAATTGTCCTCCGTAAAATCAATCGTTGCCTGCTCCATCCGCTCTTTAGTAAACTGTGCTTTTACTTCATCATCTTGAATAGCAAATTCACACATATTGACAAAGGATGGTAGCTTACTTGGTGGTGTACTTTCTGTCGCTCGATCATCTAAATGACCAAACTTATGAATACGAACAAGATCGAAAGCATTAAGAAGTCTCCCACTTGCGGGATCTGTTGCGTGGTGGGAATAAGCAAACTTATCATCATAGAGTATGACACCGGCACTGGAGTCAGCAGGAATATAATCATAGCGTCCAGTCATTGCTGAAGGCTCGTATATATCCTTTAAGAACGTATCGATTGCACTGCTTACTGAGTAGGTACGGCAAAAAGTGCCAATGACACCCTCTTTTGAAAGTGGATCGGCTTGTTCCTTTAATGAGCGGTCAATAACTTCTGACTGACGGGAGGATACGGGCCAAGTACTGGTGTCTCGCCAATCATCGTATTTATTTAGAAATACATCAGGATCAAGGAGAGAACCATCTTTTTCCTCATACACGAAAATGCCGTTTCTTGAAGTAGACGGCCAATACATTAATCGTTCCGGTTCATAGGTCGTATCATCAAAAAGATCGATGCCGATTTCTTTTGCGGCCATGCGACTAACAGCAGCATACTCTTCCTCTCCCACATCACGTAAGAGAGGAATGATCAGCCTAAGCCTTGGATTTTCCGGGGTATGCTTATGCGTGGAATAAATACAGCACTGATAAGGGAAGAAGGTAGAGATTTCTTCCCAGATAGTACTTGTGCCATAATCCATATCAAGTGTGAGAATAGAACGAGATAGAACATTCCCTTTTTTACGTCTGCCATCTTTTAAGTGGCCACCAACAAAACCACCTACATCTTTAATAGAATCCTGACCGCCTTTTCTCATTTTTCGATATTCTTCTACGGTTTCTGTGGTACGCTGTGTGGTCTTAACACGGGAGCAGAAGTCCTCCCAGCTGATGTCTGTGTTTTTCCACTTTTTATCCATTCGGCTGTTGCCGTATGCTATCTTCATAGAGACTCTACCTCCTCAAAATCTTTATTAAAGTATCTAACCGGCTGTCTGCGCTTCTTTGCTTTTTCAATTTCAATACTCATTCCCCCTGAAATCACATCACCTAGAACCCAGACCTCTTGGCATTTGCCCATCAGGATAATATCCATGAAAATAGCCTGGTCGCGTTCCTGTTCATTGCTGTCATCCATGAACTGTGGAAATAGAAGGTGAGGAGCAAGCGGAATATTGCCCTTATCTAAAGCAAAACGGCAAAATGCTCGTGTGCGCTTATTGTTGTTTTCAATATCGCCACTAAATGGAGAGCAAATATAGACAAGGGGCTTAAAGGCAGCTTTTGCTGCTTCCTTTTCCTCTCGGGTGATATTGCTAAATGCTTTATGGGGAGTTGGGTCATGATAACCTTCTGCATTTTTCATATTAATTCCCATATCACACCTCCATCTCAATTTGCGGATAAATACCATCCGCCTTTAGCTGTTCATAGATAAAGAGTCTGCCTTTTTGAGTCCACTTGGTATGCACTTTCGTATGCTTTATACCTTTGCTATCTTCGTAAATGTGAGTATTAGTTTTGGTATATCCGTTGGGAGCATACTTTTGATAAAGAAGCCAAATATCACCTTGCTTAAACTGAATCCCTTTTTCATGAAGGTATTCGTTCATGCGCATGGCACTCCAGCCGTAATCTTTGGCAATCACAGAGATATTGACTGCATCCCTGCATTTAAGAACCACATCATAGTAAGTAGCCTTGGGTTTCATCTCAGCAATCTGCTGCTGACCAATCGCAACGGCCGCCATCAGCTCCTTATTCTTTTCTCGTTCCTCTTTCAGTGCAGTAAAAGCTGCAATGGCAAGGTCTGGATTTGCGATTAAATCATCTGTTGCATAAAGTCCGTGTTTGCGAATAGCAGGAAGGACTTCATTGGTGACCCAGCGTTTGAACTTTTTAGCATTTGGCATCTTGCTTGAGAGGATGAGACTGTACAGACCAGACTCGTTGATAGCAGTCATCGTTTGATTTCTTCCGATGGCGTCACGAATCGTTACGTCATCCTTGTCCTCTTCATCAATGTGGTCAATTAAAGCTTTGCGAGTATTTGCATAACCAAGAATGCTTGCTACATCCTTGCCAACAAAATATGGTTGCCCGCCAATCGTTGTAGTACGTACAGATCCGAACTCTGCATTTTTGTAAATTTGTAATTCCATTCGAATTACCTCCTTGTGTTTTTTTGGAGGTCTTGACCTCCTACCTAGTAGCCTTGGGAGAAGG